GTGAGGGCGATTCATCGGTTATCAGCATCATTCGTAAAGTCGTCTCCGCAGGGTAAATATTGTGATGGGGCAGGGCTATGGTTGAATGTTCGAAAAGACAATACACGCTCTTGGTTTTTTCGCTATACGCACCACAATAAGCGCCGTGAAATGGGACTTGGTCCTGTTACAAAACTCTCTTTAAAAGAAGCGCGCGAACTTGCTAGACATTATAGTGATATTCTCAAAGAAGGCAATGATCCTATTGTCTTTCGAGAACAGACTATTTTAAAACAGCAAAGCAATATCTTCCAAGAAATTGCAAAAGCAGCTTTTGAAAGCAAAAAAGCAGAGTTGAAAAATGAAGGCAAAAACGGCCGCTGGTTTTCTCCACTAGAGTTGCACGTTATTCCACACATAGGTAATTTATCTATAGAAAAATTAACAGCCAATATCATTCGCAATGTTCTCGCACCCCTTTGGCATGAAAAAGCAGATACAGCGCGAAAAGCACTTAACCGTATCAATATTTGCTTGAAATATGCTGCGGCTCTTGGTTTAGATGTTGATTTACAGGCTTGTATGAAAGCACGCGCTCTTTTAGGAAAACCACGTGCAACATCAACAAATATTCCTGCTATGCCATGGCAAGAAGTGCCGGTTTTTTATCAAAACTTAAAGGATGATATCCTTTCAAATTTAGCACTGAAGTTACTCATTTTGACGGGAGCACGGTCATATCCATTGCGCTATTTGCGCCTTGAACAAATTGACAAAAATATATGGACGATACCAAAAGAAAACATGAAAGGTATTGTAGGGAAAGTTTCAGACTTTCGCGTGCCATTAAGTCGTGAAGCTTTGAAAGTGATTGAAAAATCTCTCCCTTTTGAGAAAAAAGGTTTTCTCTTTTCAGGTCTTAAAGGCAACCCCATTTCTGATGCTACCATGGCAAAGTATATGACAGTTTGTGGTTTGACTTATCGTCCCCATGGTTTTCGTTCAAGCTTACGGGATTGGATAGCAGAGACAACGTCAACACCATTTGAGATTGCCGAAACTGTTCTTGCACATACAGTTGGGAGTTCAGTGACGAAAGCTTATATGCGGACAGATTTTTTAGAGCAACGCCGTATCCTCTTAGAACAATGGGCGTCTTTTATATCAGGAAAGGCTTGACATTATTTCTGTAATGTGTACCTTCGAATCAGGTGCCTCAAAAACACCTTGAATCGATAGCGGATAGATTACCGAAACAATCTTTTCTCCGCACATTAAAGGCTTTGACTCATTGTATGTTACACGCATATAATGACTTTGTCGGGTGTGGTTACGCTATACAATACTCTTTATGGGGAAAGCGTAACGACGGACTATCGACCGTGTTTTTGAGCGCCCGGCACTCTTATGGAGTGTCAATCAAAAACCTCTAATCGATAGGAGTTCATTATGAACATTCTTATAAAAATATCAGAACAAGTCATTGATCAGCAAACTGTTAAAACTGTTAATGCGCGTGAATTGCATACGTTTTTGGCAATAGGAAAACGTTTTGCTACTTGGATTACGAACCGCATTAATCAGTATGAATTTGAAGAGGGAAAAGACTATATTTTAACGCTTCCCAAAATTGGGAAACGTAAAAATGTTATCAGCAAAGAATATCACCTCACCTTAGACATGGCGAAAGAACTTTCCATGGTTGAACGCAATGAGAAAGGACGACGGGCACGCCGTTACTTTATTGAGTGTGAAAAGAAACTAAGAAACCAATCTACTGATTATGAAGATAAACGTTTTGACTTACCAAGTTATTGGGAAGGTATGAACGCTGGTGAAAAAGTTTTGTATCTTCTGGGTCCAATTCATGTTCGTCTTCTTGATGCCTTCAGAGTAGATGAAGAGAACAGAAAATATAAAGCCTTAATTAAAGAAGCAAAGCAGGTTTTAGCAAGATCTGTCGTAAAAGCCGCTTAGTTTAAAACACGATTCATCTCCCCGTTTTAAAAGCGGGGAGGGGGTGAAGTTTTAATTCTTTGAAATCCACTGTTTTAAATGGGCGAAGGCATTCTCTATCACCTCCATGAGACGAGCAAAATTAAGAAACCATTTGCTAAAGAATTTCGCGCGTCTCAGAGTATGTTTAGAGTCGGATATTTGGTTTTTGTGTAAAAATACTTACAAACGCATCCATGATACGTGAAAAATCAAGCGCTAATAAGAGTATAATGAGTACAATCCATTTCGTATAACGTGACATCACTTTTACACTTTTATAGGTCATGATGATTTCCTGAAGGATTTCTTTTTCTGCTTCTGTAAGTTCTGTATCGTCTTTTGTTCTTTTTCTAGCCATGTTTCCACCCACACACGTGTTCACCTTGTTTATTGTGCTTTAAGATCTCTCTTGCTAAATTGGAACTGATGGTGTTCAGATCTTGCTGTTTTAAATAAATTGGCAACCAACCAACACAAGAAGAGCTATATTTATTTGTCGCGCAACCAGTCAGAGAGAGCAGCACGCACATCAGTATCACTTTTTTGATTAATTTCATTTTCCACCTCCATCCGTGTTGTTGCTGCTTTTAAAGCCTTTTCTGTTTGTTTTTGCTGTTCTGCTTTTTTCCCAAGAGTAAAGGCTCTTGCTAATGCAATAAAAAAAGCGGTTAAAACCGCAGCTGTTACCATTAGATTTCTTTTTATCCATAAGATCATAGACGGTGCTCCTGAAAGCGTTTAGCAACAAAGAAAATACCAGCACATGTGGCTAAAATCATAATGGTTGCTAAAGCCCATTGGATGGGGCCATTGCCTGCTAACAAACCGCCAAGACCTGAAAAAGAGCCAATAATCGGTGCAAGAGCTTCTGCTTTGAAAACCCCTGTTGGTGCTTTTGTTTCTACTGTTTGATAATTAGAAGAAACATAAGCCCCTTTCGCCCATAGCCCTGCTTCTGCTGCACGTCGGTGTGCAAGACCTTGAAGACACTTACCGCCTGCTTTGGTCCATTTTTGCAATTCGAAGGGGACTGCTTCATATTCACCTTGATTGAGCTTCTTTAATAGTGTAGAGTTACAAAAGGCATCTGTTCCTACATTATAACAAAAGGACACTAACGCCGCGAATTGTTCATTCGTTAATGAAACTGTAACAGCGCGTTCAATAGTATTTTCAAATTGTTGCAAATCTTGGCGAAGAAGTTCTTCTGCTTGCTTTTCAGTGATTGTCATACCTTCGTAAATAAAAGGCTTTCCAGCAGTGTTTGTATGTCCATAACCGATTGTCCACACACCAATGGTATCTTTGTAGGCGTTTAAACGCAAGCCCTCCCATTGCTTGATAAGTGCTAGCCCTTCTGATGATATTTTTCGCATATGATTCTCCATAAAAAAAGCTCCGCAAAAAGCAGAGCTGGATTAAAAAATTGACATCTTTCCCATTCGGAAAGATAGCTTGTTAAAACTCATGTCGCTTTTTCATTGGAACAAAAGAATGTATTTGACATTATTTATTCTGTAGCATATAAACTACAGATGTTTATTGTTAAAAAAACACACTATTTTACAGAGTGGTTAGACTCGTTAAAAGACAAACAAGTGCAAAAGAAAATTGCTGCACGTATTTTCCGCCTTGAATATGGGCTTCTAGGAGACGTGAAATATTTCCGTGGCATTGGTGAACTAAAAATAAATTATGGACCAGGCTATAGGATTTATTTTGTAAAACAAGGGAAACAAATCATTTTGTTATTAAATGCTGGTGATAAATCCACACAACAAAAAGATATCGAAAAAGCCCTTCAATTAGTAAAGGAAATGAAACATGGAAATTACTAAATTTGATGTAAGTGAATATTTTAATACGCCTGAAGACTTTAAGATCTTATTAGATGATGCTTTAGAAACCAAAAATAGTGGCTATATTGCACATGTATTAGGTATTATTGCGCGTAAACAAGGAATGACAACTGTTTCTCAAGAGACAGGACTAAATCGCGAGTCTCTTTATCGTTCTTTAAGTGATAAAGGCGATCCACGGCTTTCTACTTTTCTCAGTGTTTTGAGTGCCTTAAATTTGCAGATTAGCTTAACGCCTATCCAAAATAATTGTAAGGAACAAGCGGCTTTAGAAGAAGCATCTTGACTACCTCCCCACCTTTAAAGATGGGGAAGGGAGGTACTTAAGCAACCTTTTTAATGGGGTTTTCCAAAGTAGGAGCATAAGCTTGCAATAACGGATCCATGCTATGCGGTAGTTCTGAATCTCCAAAATCTGTTAGAACTGTCAAGATTTTAAGTATATTCGGCACTTCATCTTGAAGTTTTAAAATCAAAGCTTTTTCCACTACGCTCATAGTATCAACCAAAGCAGTACACTCTTTGTCGCTCATATTTTCATGTCTAGAAAACTGTGATAACGCCATCCATAAATCGCATAAGAAGTTAGTATCTACCTTCATTGCACACCTCCATAGATTTGTTCTCTCAAACATGCCAATCCTTTTGGTGTAATTTTTGTTGAAGGGAGCACCTTTTCTGTTCCATCCGGTCTTTGAATAGTGATAGCAGGACAGTCCATGAATCCTTTCTTGATTTTGTCTTGATAGGGTAATAGAGGCGCCCCTGGAGCACGCCGATACACCCAATCATGTTTACGCAAGTAATCTGTTAAATCCTTAGGTCGTACCTCTAACATCTTTGCTGCTTCAATAAGACCAAACAAACCATCAGAGCGTTTTAAACCATCCAAAGCTTTTGCTTTTGGTGCTAATTTAGCAATGATATTGTCTTTCCGCTCGTTTTCATCTTTTAAATGCGTTAAGACACCAAGCATTACTGCTGGACTGGAGTAGTCGATCGATTGAACATAGGATTGCTTTATCTCGCCCCTACGCCATGCAACAAATAACTTAATAAGCATATAACGGACTTGAGAAGATTTTTCTGTATTCGATAATGTCGCAATCAATAACGCCTGCTCCTCGTTAAGCCAATATTCTGTTACGTTATTGCCCTTTATTACGTGCGCCACAGTGGCGCACCTCCCAAACCGTTCTATTTCTTGCATATTTCTTGTAATTAATTTTCTAACGTCACGTGTACGAACAAACCCTAATTTTTCTGCTAAGTCCACATCGCGAACACGAGGCTCGTTTTCGACTTCTCGTAATTTGATTAATTTGTCTTTATTGATAGGTAAGTATGTGCTATTATCCATTGTAATTGACCTCTTTCAGGTTAGTTAGATGTAAAGCGTTAGAGAGAGTTTTTGCGGACTTATGCTCTAGCGCTTTTTCTTTTTTGAGAATGTTAATTATTTCAGATGAAAGAGAGCGATCATTCTCAGTCGCCCGATTAAACAACCACTCCTTTAATGTATGTGGCATATTTATTTTATATTGGATCGTTTTCATTTTACCTCCATATGCACATATTTAGTACTATAAAGGTACCTTGTGTCAAGTGTATTTTAGGTATATTTTAGGTGCATGACAAAAAAAGATCGTGTGCAATTTAAATTTCTCATTCCAATTGAACTGAAAAATCAATTGGAAGAGCTTGCTGAAGCAAATCATCGTAGCCTTACGGGTGAAATTCTTGCTCGTTTAGAAGATTCTGTCCGCACTACCGTTACATTAAATCACCTACTGGCAATGAATTCAGAAGATCTCAAAAAGCTCCTTGAACAACCATTCGTGAATAAAAAACAATAAGATGCCACACATAGCCCCCTCAGAGCGCTTTAAGCCATCCAAAGCTTTTGCTTTTGGTGCTAATTCTGCAATCACATGATCTTTCTGTTCGATTTGATTTTGTAAGTGATTCAAGACGCCAAGTAATGCTTCGGGTTTGGAGTAGTCAACTTGTGGGGTTGCTACTTGTTTCAAAAGCCGCTCACATTTGATAAAGTATTGACGGGCTTCATGCCCTTTATCATTACGCTCTATCATGGAAAGGTGTTTAGCCATGTCTAACGTAATGTGGTATTCTTTTATTTTTCCACCCCGGTAAAAATTTACCGCAGTTATAAAGTTTATATTTTCCTGAAATTTACATTCTTTAACGCGATTTTTAATCCAATTTCTAAATTCAGACTTTATTTCCAAAAACGCATGCAAATCACGCGCGTTAACAGTTTGAACAGTTTCCTGATCAATAACCCGTTCTTTAATTTCTATAAGAGTGTTCATAGTGAACTCCTATCGATTAGAGGTTTCTTATTGACATTCCAGAAGAATGCCGGGCGCTAAGAAACACGGTCGATAGTCCGTCGTTACGCTTTCCCCATAAAGAGTATTGTATAGCGTAACCACACCCGACAAAGCCATTATATGCGTGTAACATACAATGAGTCAAAGCCTTTAATGTGCGGAAAAGAGACTGTATCGGCAATCCATCCGCTATTGGTTTAAGGTGTTTTTCAAGCACCTGATTCGATTATTCATATTGTCGCCACATTGTCAAGTTGCTTCTGATAATTTTTTGATATTTTTGCTAATTTCATCTCTGAATGCCGGGTGCTGAAAAACACGGCCAATAGTCCGTCGTTACGCTTTTCCCAAAAGGGTATTGTATAGCGTAACCACACCCGACAAAGCCATTATATGCGTGTAACATACAATGAGTCAAAGCCTTTAATGTGCGGAAAAGAGACTGTATCGGCAATCCATCCGCTATTGGTTTAAGGTGTTTTTCAAGCACCTGATTCGATTATTCATATTGTCGCCACATTGTCAAGTTGCTTCTGATAATTTTTTGATATTTTTGCTAATTTCATCTCTGAATGCCGGGTGCTGAAAAACACGGCCAATAGTCCGTCGTTACGCTTTTCCCAAAAGGGTATTGTATAGCGTAACCACACCCGACAAAGCCATTATATGCGTGTAACATACAATGAGTCAAAGCCTTTAATGTGCGGAAAAGAGACTGTATCGGCAATCCATCCGCTATTGGTTTAAGGTGTTTTTCAAGCACCTGATTCGATTATTCATATTGTCGCCACATTGTCAAGTAGCTTCTGATAATTTTTTGATATTTTTGCTAATTGATATCCTCCTCGTCCATATGAATAACGCCATCGCTCTCGTTGTATAATGCATCGGGTGGAGCGTTTGGATCAAGGGTATCATCTTTGTCTGGTGTTGTGTTTGCAACGTTTCCAGCCGCATCTTCTTGCGTTTTATCAAAAAGTTCGCACTCTATTTTTGTAGTGTAACCGCTTGTTTTATCAAGTTTGTGCTTGACGCTTTTGATGCGCCATTCTGCTGGTATATAGGGGCGAAAAGGCGGCTCTTGAACAAGCTTTGCTTCTGCTTGCACAAAGGGATCACCACCAATATCACATGAGAAAGAAGATTTACCGCGTGTTGACTTATTGCGATAAGCGGCAATGGCCGCAACAGCTTCTGCCTGATTGTGATAAGTGTATTTGAGTTCATGAAACGGCGGTTTTCCAACTTTAACTTCTTTTTTTTCACTACTGCGTACATCATAATAGGTTGCAAGAACACCGCCTTTTTTCTCTTTGTCTTCTTCTTTCTCAGGTGTTGTTTCTGCTCTTTCCGATTCAGATGATGATGGTGCTGCTCTGTCACTTTCATCCATATGGATAAAGTTTTCATCATCATCAATCTCTTCTGGTTCTCGTGCATTAGCAGCGGCTTTTTGGTCGTCTCCCACATCTGTTTCTAAGCCATTGGCTGCACCAGCTTCATCCCGTGCACTGTATTTAAAATCCCAAGAGGTACAGTGTTTTTCATGAATAACAACAATAGGGAGTGTTTCACCGGTAATGGCTTTGCCTTCACCACGTTTGGCAAGTACAAGTTTGCCATCAACGGGCTTTGCGACCGCATCATATTCTCCTGCAAGGCGTGTGGCAAAAGCCATATCACTTTCCGATGTTTGATCAATATGGCGCACAACGATTTTTGCAAGAGAAGGATCAACCTTTGGTGTATAGCCATTACGCTCTGCTATCTCTTGAACAATACTGCCAAGGGTTTGCTGGTGATAGGATTGACTTTTGGGGGTTCTGTAAGACGTGTTCATTGATGCAGCGCGCCCTGTAACACTTAAGCTTTGCGGCGAGCTGCTTACAGAGATTTCATCAATAAGATAGGCTCCCATATCGCGGTTTTTTCCGCCTTCATAGCCAAGTGTTATGGAAATAACTGTCCCGATAAGGGGAATATCTAAAAAGCCATTATCACTGTCACGTGCACGGTCATCAAGCTCTATGGTGATACGATCACTTTTGTTTTCTGCTTCATCGGTAATTTCAATCGATAAAACATAATCCATGAGCGTTTTGGTGATGTCTTCCCCATTTGCTAGAACCATGCAAAAAGGTTTCATGATTTGCTCCCCCAAATTCTGATCACTGGTGTGGCTTTAGGATAGGGGAGAGATGGCAAGAGTATCGTGATACCTGCTTTTAAAATGGGTCCATAGTTTGCAAGCCCCAAATTAGCCGCATAGACGCGTTCAACAGCAAGCGCTTGTTGACCTTTGGCATAGTATTTCCAGCAAATGGCATCTACCATATCGCCATCTTTGGTCATATAAAGGTCACTCATAGGTCTTCACCATATTCTCTCAATTTTATTGTAAATTCTTGTTTTTTGGGGGTACCATTATGATGAAAAACGCTTTGTTTTTCCTCTACAGAAAGAATGACAAACTTACCTAAGATTTTGCCTTGACCGGTCACAAGAATATGAGGTCCCATATGCGCTATTTGTCGTAAATATTCGAGCTGTCTGTGACCACCTTTGAAATCTGGATAAATCACGCCTGCTAAAGAAAATTCCGCATTTGCAACAGCAGGCAATTGAAGAGCTGCCTTTCTCCCCAATCGCCCTTGCTCCACCCATGGAACACCATAAGACATATCGAGGGTTTGATAAGCTGCTGTTTCAATGGAAAAAATAAAACCACCCAAAGCTAACATCATGGTATTTAATCCGAAAGACTGGAGGTTATGGCTAAACGTTGCTGTTTTGCATAACGTTCAAGTGCTTGATTGACAGCGTCTCTGATTTCGTCCTTGAGACCATTTGGTACTGAAATATTGAGATTTGTAATGGTTACACGGGCGTCTACTTCAACGGGTTTATGAACCGTAATTGGCTTTGGAGCTTTAAAGGCACCCACTTTATTTGTTGCCTGCATTTGTCCTGTTTCAACGACACTTGTATTAAAACCACTCTTGCGTTTTTCAGGTGGGGTATTTGTAACCACTACTGTATCCAGCATTTTTTTTGCCCGTGCATTGGTTTCATCGGTAAAGGTTTTAATAGTCTGGGTTGAAGTTTTGTTGATTGAGACATTAAACCCTAACTTTTTTTTCATCCAGTTTGGCATCCAGCTGGTTAATTTGCTTATCATGCCGCTAAACCATTCAGACAGAGCATTCCATTGGCTTTTGATGCCGTCCCACAAGCTACCAATGAGATTGGAACCTGCTTCCATTAAATCGATGCCAAACAGCCACTCAATCAATGCATTGATTTTTGTCGCAATCCAAGAGAGTGGTGAAAAGTTTTTAAAGAGTGTAAAGAGGTTACTGAAAATGTTACAACATAAGCTGTAAAAAGAATTCCACAAGTTGCTTATGAAGTTTACTACCGTATCCCAATGTTTGTAGAGCAGATATCCAACTCCAACAAGGGCAGCAATACCAGCCATTATCCAGCCGATAGGTGTGGTCATGATTGCGATACCAAGCGATATAAAAGCAGAACTAACGGCCGTTATTGCCGAAATCAGTGTCCCTACAAGAGTTAAAGCAAGACTGGCAACTGCAGAAGCAGCTGAGGCTAATGCTGAAAGCAGTGATCTTCCTAGAGTAGCAGAAAATCTAATAAAAGCTTTATCTGCTGCGATTATTTTTGAGAGCAGGGATTTTCCAAGATTTGCAGCCAGACCGGTAATTTTAGAACCAACGGAAGTGAAGGCTGAAAGCACTGGTCCTGAAAGAGCGAAAGCAAGCCTGATAAAAACTGCGCTTACTATGGCTAGTGATGTAAGCAGCCAGCCATTGATTTTGTCCCAATTTTTGTAAAGCAGATATCCGGCTCCAACAAGAGCTGCAATGCCACCCATTAACCAACCGATAGGTGTCGTCATTATAGTATAACCAAGTGTGACAAACGCTGTCCCCACAGCGGCTAATGCGGCAATGAGTGGACCAAAAATGAATGAACCAAGTGCCACAAGTCCTACCTTAAAGAGGGTTATTTCACCAATCAACGGCTCTAGCCAGCGAAACCAGCCTTTAATCCTCTCCGTGAGATCGCTAATGCCTTTTCTTAAATCAGAAGTAGGATTAAACAAATCCTTCAGGGCTTTTTTTAAGGTTTTAGCCCACCCAGTAACGGTTGTTTGAATAAGGTCGCGGTTTTCATCAATCAATTTTGAGAAAGCATCAATCATATCATTGATGACGGGCATGAAACGTGCACCAATAAAACTAGCGATACCCCCTATTTTTTTCTTAAAGGCACCAAGCTTATCACTTAAATCTGCTGCATATTGTGCGACATCGGCACCTATAAGCCATTTTCCTTTCCGCGCCTTTGCAAAGAGCTCTTTTATGGGCGCCATCCCTTGTGCAAGCATGGCTGCCATTTCCTTGCCATCACCACCAAAAAGCAGAGAAGCAATATGCTGTCTTTGTGCTTGATTTTTCATTTTACTCATCTTATCGGTAATTTCTTCCAACAAGGTAGAATTTGATTTGAGTTTTCCTGAGGCGTTTTTGACAGAAATACCAAGCGCCTCAAACCCCATAATGCCTCTTTGTTGTCCAGCATATGCTTGCGCCGAACGCCTATTTAAAGTTGCTAGAGATTGTTGAAAAAGTTCAGCGGAATATCCTGAATTATCGGCTGCATCGCCCCATAATTGAAGCGATGCAACACTCATCCCCAAATGTCGTGATGCGTGGTGAAGACTATCCCCCAGATGCATGGTTTTCATTGTGAGGGCGGTCAAGCTTGCCACAAGTCCACCACCAGCAAGCCCTAAAACACCAGTAAAAACTGAAGCGCGGCTTGCTGCTGTGCCAAGGGCACCTTGAACGCCATGAAGGCTTTTTGTCATGTTTTTGACGGCAGCAGAAAAGCGAGGAATACTCAATCTCTGTGAGAGTGTTTTTGACAATGTATCGAATTTTTTTTGAAGATGTTTAAGAGGTGCAGTGAGTTTATCTTCAAGAGACAACTTCACTTTTGCATCAGCAACTTTTTCACTCATTTTGTCTTATACCTTTCTGCTGCTTGTTTTCGCCAGAATATTAACTCTTGCGGTTCCATTTCCATCATGTCCGAAAGGGACCAATGAAAAACAATGGCAATATCGGCTATGAGTTTTGCGGCGGTTTCCCAGTCGAGGTGTCCCGCCGCTTGATAAAAGACTCCAAAATCTCCCCAATGCTTGATAAGTCATCAATATCGAGTTCACCAACAGCCTCATGTGGCCATTCAGAAAGGCGCGAAACCATAGCAATTGTTTGTTCAACGCCTTCCTTCTTATCGATTGCTTGCACATCTTTTGTTTTGGGGCGCCGTAAGGTGATTTCGGTGTGTTCTTTTCCTTCAAATGTAATAGGTATAAGTAATTTATGTGTAATGCTTGTTTGTACTGTCATTTTTATAATCCTATATTTGCTCTATGGTCTGCTAATTGATTAACGCCATTGAATTTTCTCACCAAGTTAAGGACATCTATCTCAACAATTTCCATATCTTTCTGGACATATTTGAAATACTGCAATGTGAAGGTCGCTGTAGAAGTTGCTTTGCTTCCTGGTTGCCATTCTGCCATTTCAAAGCCTTTGCATATCCCTCTCATGGTGATGACAACACCTTCTGCGGGTGTGCCTTGGGCTTGCATTGAACTTCGTAATGAAATGTCGATATCAGACCGTCCCAACAGTGCCATTAACTCTGGAGAGCAATCAGAAATGGTCATGGTAAGGATGAGGGTTTCAAGACCAAGATCAACCTCAATGGAGCTATCCATGCCTCCGCCACGATAACTTTCAACGACCAAACTCAAATTTGGTAGTGTTACGCTTTCACATTTTGCTTGATAGGGAATGCCGTCGACAAAAATGTTAAAATATTTTAGAACCCTTGGTAAAACTGGTACAGTCATTAAAAGATCTCCTCTAAGTAATCATTCACAATGCGTGAACGGAAAGTGATGTGTTCTGCTGGTGTTGTTGGTGTGAATTCGACATTGAAATAGACTTTGCCGCTTTCAATAGCGCTTGCTGTATTCAATTCTGGATCAGGAGTACAATGCCCCCCAAGAATGGCGCCTTGCGCTTTTAGATCACGCAAATAGGCATTAACGCTTTCACTCACGTCACTCATGTAGGTTTTTTTGATATTGCGGTCGACAGCCCATAGATGCCCGCGCAAAATGGCGTCATTGATCATATCTGCGGTTCTCACCACCGATAAGAAAGCAAACTTTGTATCGCTTGAAAGGGTGCGATTACCCCAAAGACGATAACCATTTTCACGAATAATGCTTGTGATGTTTTGTTCATTAAGAAGGTTGGCGCGGCTTGATCTATCACCAATGGAAAAATCAATGGGGCGCGCAATTCCAACAATGCCATTGATCACTTTGTTTGAAGGAGAATGCCAAAACCCGTTGGCAAAATCAGTTTTAGCAATGACACCAGCAACCGCTGCACTTGCCGGCTGTTCTACGATTTTTCCATCATGATTCACCTTTACAAACGGATCAACTAGGATGGCGCGCTTTGAATCAAAATCCTTTGCTGTGCTGAGTGCTGCTTCGTCTGTGCTGTTTGGTGCATCAAGCACCACAATAGCGCGTAGGCGTTCAGCAATGCCAATGAGTTCTGCCGCTACAGGATTAGAGGTTGTACTGATCTCGGCTTTAGCTGTCGCACCAGTGCCATCTCCTTCAATCGTCACAGTTGGGGCGGTTTGATAATCAAAGCCACTGTCCTTAATGACAACAGAAGTCACTTTTCCATCGCTAAGAATTGCTTCTGCTTGTGCACCGCCTTCGATTTTAACGCTTGCTTGTGTGTAACCACTGCCTTGGTTTGTTACATCAATCTTGCTAAGACTTATAGGGCGTTTGTGTGTAAAACCTGGGGCAATAAGAATGCGTGGTGTTTGTCCAAGAATTGATTGTGCGCCAATTAAAGCATGGACACCTTCATAAGCGCCATTTGCGTTCACACCGCCTAGAATATTGGCAAGTGTCGCGCTTTCATTATCACCTTCGTTCACACGTACGACGACAACAATAGCACCCACTTGTTTGAAAATCAGGTCAAGGGCATTGGGTAGGGTGCCTTGACGTTTGCCTGTTTTATCCAGTTTAGCGGCTTGTGAAAGAGAACCGGTAACCAAAACCGGTGTGTTAAGAGGAAAGGCTTGTTCATCAGCATCGGGCGCCGTGCCAACAATCCCGATAACTGCGGATTGAACCGCGCGAAGGGGGCGTGTACCGTCGTCAACCTCAACGACTTCAACACCGTGTAGAAAACCTGTTGCCATACTTTATGCTCCTTTAAATGAGGGGTGAATGAAAATGAATGGGAAAAATGAGATTGGTGAAGGCCGTTCTGACGAGCGACTTGACAAAATGTTTAAAACCGTTAGATTCATACAAAGGTGCTTGAAAAACACCTCAAAACAACAAGCGGATTGGTTGCCGAAATAATCAATTTTCCGCCAATTAAAGACTTTGACTCATTGTATGCTGTGCGCATATAATAGTGTTTGTCGGGTGTGGTTATGCTATACAATACCCTTAGGGGAAAGGCATAACGACGGGCTTGTTGCCGTGTTTTTCAGCGCCCGGCATTTTTATAAAAAATGTCAATGAAAAACGTCTAACAACAAGGAGTTCATCATGAACACTCTTATAAAAATTACAGAACAAGTCATTGATGGCGATACTGTCCAGACAGTAAACGCACGTGACTTGCATACATTTTTAGAAGTTAAAACCAGTTTTAAAGATTGGATTATTCGTCGTATTAAAGAATGTAAATTTAAAGAAGGTTATAGCTTTTGCTCTTTTTTGAGCGAAAGTTCAGGAGGTCGTCCTTCTAAAGAATACCATATTACGTTAGACATGGCTAAACACCTTTCCATGATAGAGCGTAATGATAAAGGGCATGAAGCACGTCAATACTTTATCAAATGTGAGCGGCTTTTGAAACAAGTAGTTACACCGCAAGTTGACTACTCTAAACCCGAAGCATTACTTGGTGTTTTGAATCACTTACAAAATCAAATAGAGCAAAAAGATCATGTTATTGCTGAATTAGCACCAAAAGCAAAAGCTTTGGAAGGCTTAAAGCGTTCTGATGGGCTGTTCGGTTTGATAGAAGCAGCAAAGATGTTAGAGGTACGACCAAAGGACTTAACGGATTACTTGCGAAAACATGATTGGGTGTATCGACGTGCTCCAGGGGCGCCTTTATTACCATATCAAGATAAAATCAAGAAAGGATTCATGGATTGCCCTGCTATTACCATTCAAAGACCGGACGGAACAGAAAAAATACTCCCTTCAACAAAAATCACACCAAAAGGATTAGCTTGTTTGAGAGAACAAATCCATGGAGGTGTACAATGAAGAAGATAGATACTAACTTCTTATGCGATTTATGGATGGCGTTATCACAGTTTTCTAGACATGAAAATATGAGCGACAAAGAGTGTACTGCTTTGGTTGATACTATGAGCGTAGTGGAAAAAGCTTTGATTTTAAAACTTCAAAATGAGGTGCCCAATATACTTAAAATCTTAACAGTTCTAACAGATTTTGGAGATTCAGAACTACCGCATAGCATGAATCCGTTATTGCAAGCTTATGCTCCTACTTTGGAGAATCCCGTTGTGAAAGCTGCTTAGCTTAAAACACGATTCATCTCCCCGTTCTGAAAATGGGGAGGTGGTTAATGCCGTAAAATATCTTTACATAATACACATTATACGTATAATATGTATTATGCATTAAAGATAGGATGTGCCTATGAAAAAATATAGTTTTACAGATGTAAACCGCGGGGCAGGCGATATTTTAGACGAGGCTATGTCTACACCTGTAGCTTTAACAAAGCGAGGGCGTGAAAAAATCATTATGCTTCCTGTTGATTTATATCATGAATTAATAAAAGCGCGTTCTGGCGCACAATCTTTTGTTTATGCAGATGCACCTCAAAATATATTAGATGATTTAGATCGTGGTTTAGATGACATTTTGAATAGTAACGAACATGCTTAAAGCAGGGGATGTTGTACAATATTATTATTTATGGCACGAACAAGCGCAAAAAGGTGAACATTCAGGACGTAAAGCGCGTCCTTCCTGTGTTATGGTTAAAACTGAAAGCCATTTCTTTTTGTTTCCTATCACTTCTCAAGAACCTATTAATTTGCAGTTTAGCTTAAAAATACCTGAGATAGAATGTAAGCGTGTGGGTTTACAAAAGCAGTCTTGGGTGCGTGTTGATGAATTTAATGTTGTTCCTTGCGAATCTTTGTTTGACTTTGAAGATTTAAAACCACAAGGGCGCTTTAGTCTTGCTTTCGTTCGTAAAATTGCACTTAAAATTAAAGAAGTTAAAGCAATAAAACCACTTAGAAAAGTTTCTAGAGACTGAGTGATACAATTAAACAGTGTGAAGTACCGGAACTTTGCTAACATCTGTTTCACGCTCTGCATGCCAAGCATCATAATTGGCTTGCATACGTAACCATATTGCTGCTCCATTCCCAAACATCTTTCCAAGACAAGCCGAAAGAGAAGGGGAGATAGGTTTTTCTGCATTTAGAATATCATAGAGATGTTGGCGTGATATACCAAGCATCTGTGCGATTTCTGTCTTCGTTTTGCCAGTTTCAGGAATAATTTCTGCTAAAACTTCTCCCGGATGAGTAGGGCAACGATTTTTATCTCTTTGTGCAGGAATGTCATTCATAATTGTACCCTTTCTTAATAAAGTGAATACCATGATTAAATTCTATTGTCATCTTGCTCTCCAAATTAATGAAGAGACCATAAAATCATCTACACTCTCTCATAAGCCTGACGCTGTCAGTCAAAAATGGTTTTAAAGAAAGAAAATCATACAAGCTCGCTTATAGAATAGCTATCCATTTGACTTGCGCTATTTTTGGTTTTGTATTTAATCTTTCCATAATCTTATAAGGACAGCGCCATCAGCTCCTGCACCGCTGGGAGAATAATCAGAGTGAGCACCGGCACCGCCACCACCAAAACCACGACCTGCTTTTCCTGAACTATAGGAACCTTGTCCTATTCCTCCAGAGCCACCTCTTGATGTATCGCCCCCAGCATCACCTCCATTACCACTTGTTTTTCCATCGATTCCGCTTGTTCCAGGATTGCCATTCCCGCCCTTGGCAAAATTCGGGCGATCATCTGTTGCTAAGCTAAAATTTCCGCCAATGCCTCCAGCTCCACCAGAGCCTGATTTCAAAGAGTGACCGCCGCCGCCGCCTTGTCCTCCTGTGGCGGTAATAAAATCCTTTCCAATTATTGTTGTTCCTCCAGAATGGCTTGTTGCACTGCGTGATGCAATACAAGCTCCTCCTTTACCAATTGTGATATCCTCATGCCCTTTTAAATCCGCTTTATAGCCATACCATACTGAACAACCTCCCCCGCCGCCACCGCCGCCTAATCCTGGTGTATCCGCTCCACCACCACTACCGCCGCCGCCCCAGGCTTGGATCTCAACTTTAGTTTTATCGGTGACCCAGTTTGGCCATTGAATTTTTTCATCCTGTGTATAGAGCAATTCAGCATCGGCAAGTGCCAGCCAATTAATGATTTTATCGGTCCAATCTTTTTTAAGACTCTTTATTTCAGCCAAGATAACTGCATCCACTTGCGCCTTGGTATAAACAAGATCTCCATCCACTTTCAGCGGTCCTTTAAGCAAGCTTCCATTTGTGCTTAAACTGGTAACCATTTCACCATTATGGGTAAGGTTCAATGATGCGTTGCCCAAAAGCTCTAAGCCACCACTCATGGTGACTTTGCTGGTAAATTTATTATAATTTTGCCATTCATTGGCTTGTTTTAGGCGACCATAGGCTGTGAGATCTTGATTAATTTTGGCTCTAAAATCATCCAATCCTACAATATCTTCTGTTTTATGCTGGTGTGCACCTAACAGAGAGATAGCACTGCCAAAGGTGAAATTATTGTTGCTTGATTTATAGAGAACATAATTGTTGGCTACGTCCTTAGCGCCTTCGATATCGCTTAAATCAGCAAAGGTGAATGTTTTATCTGCTGCCATCTTGGCCTTAAGAGCTGCTTCAAGATCTGTGACATCACTTATTGTGTGCGTGTGTTTTGAAGGGGCTTTTTCGTCTAGCTTTTCCTCAACATCAGAAATTGTTTGATCAATTTTTGTCAAGTTTTCGCGCAAGATTGGGAATTCAGAACTGATAAAACGTCCTTCTTTAGGCAATTCCATGTCGAGTTTTTTGGTTTTTGTCATGTCTTTCATCCCCTCATAATATGCCGGCACCAAAGTCACACACCATGGACCGCGCTGCTGGTCCACCGGTAAGCGTGAGTTTCAAGCGTGCTTGTTTGGCTGTTTTGTCGCTGCTCACAAATTTACGCTCTGTCCAAAGCGGTTCGGATAACTGTTCTGTTTCGTCTAATGTGAGAGGGGTGAAAGCACCATCATCCAGTTGCATCTCGAGTGAGAAGGTTGCTCCGCCCGGTAAAAATGTTTTGATATAGCTGGTTAACCTTGCCTTTTCCCCAAAGGCAAAAGCACGGGTGACATAAGTGGCTGTTTTATGGATCTTTCCCGCAATCAATTGAACAGGCGCAAACAAAACAGGCGAGAGTTTCTCTGTGCCTTTGAGAATGGCGCGGAGTTTGACTTTTTCACTGATATATTCGGTAAGGCTTAGCAATTGAAAGGGCAGGAGTTGATAAACCGTGCCATTGTTTCTTTCAATTTCAAAGATGACAGAACACTCGCTTGAAGGCAATTCAATGGCTGCGCGTATTTGCAAATCAGAGCAGTCAACAAGATCAAATGTGCCAAGATCAACAGTCTTTTCTGTTTGTGTGTAGCGGGCTGCCAACACACGAAAGGCTAAAGCCTCATCTTGATGGGCGGTCCAGCTTTGCGCGTTAACTGAAGAAAAACGTGGACCAGTCACATAAGGGTGGCTCGAGACATACCTTTGTTTTTCTGCATCAAAATCCCCAAGCTTTGCTAAGGAGACGGAATGGTCAGCATCATCAGTTTTAATGACCAAAGCTGTTAAGCGGTCATTGGGGACAAGGAGTGGTACATCGTAGCGTGTTCCAGCCCAACCTGTTTTTGCACTCTTCATAGAATAAAAGCTTTGTGCTTGAATATCAGCTGTTGGATAACCGTTTTCGGTGGTGACCAAATCAATCACCAGATCATGGTTTTGATCACCAATTTTGCAAAGATGAAAGTCAATTCCTGTGATTTGCCGTGTTTCATCGGGGGTAAAAACTTGCGCTTGTGGGTCCACTTGTGTCCAGATTTTCACCGTTGTGGTGCGCCGCATGACTTTTACATCAATCACGCCTTGCCCAGTAAAAAGCCCCGTAGCAATGGTTCCACCTTTTCCCCGTGCCACAACATTTTTTGTGCCAGCAGGAATGTTTTCAGGAATCTTAAAAGTACCTTCAAGGGTGCCTTTGGTGTTAGCAACAAGCTTTGTTTTTGGCAAAACATTCACACCATCAAAGGTGAGGCTTTCTAATTGTTCTAACTTGCCAAAACCTTCAATTTTAAAGTGAAGGGTAATTTGTCTTAAGAAATCGATTTGTTTTTGAGTTTCATTGATGAGATCATCATGCACTTCTGTGTTACGGATAGTTCTGCCACGGTTCCAGCCCATATTGAGTTGATTGGTAACACTCGAGAGCCAATCGGTGCGCTGTTCATGCCAAAAGTCTGTCGCGGGTTCAAGGGTTACTGTACCAGGTAAGGTCGCAAAATTTTGATAGGGATTGATTTTTTCGCAAGCCGTTGTCAATTCTTGCGCAATGATCACTTCATTTGTCCAGTCAAGCGTAACAGGCGCTTTTAAAGGAGCAGTGTAAAATGTTGGATCAATGGCGAGCTGTAAAATGCCACTGCCTACAGCCCCCGTTTGCTGAAAGCCTTCATCTCTGTAAGAGTCATCTAGAAAAGGGTCTGCAAACATGCCTTTTTTGGCGACAGGCTCTTTAGAGTCCACATTGCTTTTAATGCGCTCTAATTGCATCAACCGGTCAAGAGAGAGCACCCGTTGAAAATAGCGCCACATCTCATCATAGGGGGCAACCCGTGTGCCATCATTAATCACAAGAGGAGTATCAAGCCAATTGTTGGTGATCGTTGCAAGGGATAACACATCATCAGGGACACTGGGTGCCATGGGTTGGTCTGATGAAACCCCTTTGATATAAACCACATTGCCCTGCGTATTGAGACCTATACGGTCAATGCGCGGTAATTTGTAAGTATAACTGACAATAATATCACCACCATCAGCACCACCTGAGACGGTAATTTCCTGTGCTGTTACCTTATCGGCGGTGATTTTTGCACGGTAACGATATGTCACCTGATAGGTGCTTCCCACTAAAGGTTCGTCTCCCACAGGTGCCCAATCAATGGTGTCTCCTGTTTTTTTAAAATCTATGCCTTCTTTAAATTCCTTGCTTCCTTGAACGACTTTAATAAATGCGGTGATGCTTTTATCAGGAACACCATCACGCCCTGCGGCAACTGCACCACGGGTTAGTGTGACAGTTTTTTCTTTTGTAAGCAAAAGAGACTGAATATCGGCAATGGGAGCATAATAGGTTTTAAAGGTAAAGCTTGTTTTCCCTTTTTGAGGCGCAAAAATATGCGTTTCTTCGGGAGTAGCATGCCCGTAAGCAGCAAGGTCGGTGATGTCATGACCAGAATCTGTGGCGATGTCACCATCAGAATCTATGGCGATGTCACCACCAGCATCTGGGGTGATGTCACTACCATAAAATCTGATGGTGACAGCGGGAGCTCTGATGACGTCATGACCAGCTAGAGTGATGTCAGAACCAGCTTGAATGTCAGATTGAGAGCTTATTTCCTCTTTTTGGGGTGTAAAGATATGAGTTTCGCTTGGAACAACACTTGTCGAAAACTCCTCAAGTTCTTCATGGCGCAAGGCGGCTAAGCGTTTGCGTTTAAAGCCATTGATATTGGCTTCTCCCTCTTGAATGCTAAACACTTGGCAACCGTTGTTTTGTCCTAAAGCGCTCACACGGCAGCCACTCACGATATAATGCCCATGGGCACGGTCATACGTCGCAATAGCTTGCATGGCGGGTTCAAGTAATGATGGTGATTTTTGGTCAATCAGAACACCATCTTGTAAGATATAAACCGGGAAGAAAGTGCCGTCTTGAGCATCCTCTTTGAGTGCCCAAACAAGTTTTGCTGTTTCTCGTGCGGCACCAGGTTCTCCTTCTGCCAAGGTGCCTGGAACTTGTCCCAACAGCTCTGGATCATCCTCATGTGTACTCCACTGTTTCTGGAGCTTTACACCAATTTCCAAGCGTCCAATCATGGAAACATTGTTGAGCACAGCTTCAGAGACTGGAAAGATATCACCGGCAATATAGATCTTGCCATCCGTTAAGGTGACGGTTTGTGTTTCTTTGTTGACAAAGGCATCGGCGCGTTCAACGCGGTCTCCTTCTTGTGCCACAAGGCGCCCCAAGCGGTTATGGCGCCCCCTTATGATGGTTTGAACCTCGTTGAGTTCACCAGCTTGAATAAAGGGACGTTGTCCATAAAAGACAACGCTTTGTTGTTCGTCTTTGCCGCGAGATCTGTCAATTGCAAAGGGCAAACCACTTTCATGCTTCATGTTAAAACCTCAATAAAATCTTGAATTGTTCGCGAACATCGGCGCGCAAAGGAATAGTGACAGGCGTTTTGAGTATCTCCACACCGCCACTTAGTTCATCAGGCTCACACCAAAGTTTGCCCAAAGGGATATCAAAGGGGATATCTTGTTTGGGGGTGGCATGAACGAGAACAGAAACAAATGCTGCTTGTTTGCCGTCAACATTGCGAAAGTCTGTGCGGGCTGCAACAAGAAGCGCCGTGCCCCTCGGGGAGGGCTGATAGTGATTGCCTGAATGGCTGTAAACCCCCTGCAAAGCCTGTTCGACAGGCGCTACAGCATAGCATCTGCGAAACCCAATCACGGCATCTTGGCTGTCTCTTAACACGAGATAAAGCGTGCGGTTGCTAAACCATTCTGCCATGAGTACATCGCGTTCATGTTTTTTGACCGAACACCACGGAAAATTTGCCATGTCCCATGGATAATCGATTTGATCCCAGCTTAATTCCTCATCCCCATCATCTATCCAATTGCCAATAAGCTTGCCTTCTTCTCTTGTGAGCGTGTGATTGATTTCTGTTGTGCGCCCAAAGGAAAACAAAGTGCCCCCAGCTGTTAAGCGCACACCGCTTTCATACTCCAACATGCTGTCATCAAGGCGTGACATATTGCATTCAACAGCTTGCACATCATAACCCATGACACCACGGTGAAAATCAGAGCGCAGACTTTTGGAAAGGTCGGTAATTGCTTCAATGGCTTCAAGCTGTGTTCGTTCAGGCAACTGATCAAAGTAGAGTTGAAAGGAGTTCCACCATGCACGCCCTGTCCATGCGGGTTGAAAGCGTGCTGTAATCTGAAGCCATTCAAGCCCCAACTCTATTGCCGCAAGAGAACCGCGCAAGCGCTGCCATTGAAGACCAGAATCAATCAAATCATAGAGATTTGGAACATAAGGCGTAAGCTCTCCAAGTCCATATTCTTCAATCAACCATGGTAAGAAGCGGGGAGGGCGTGTGATCAGTTTAGAGCGTGAAATCCCCAAAACAGAACCGTCAACATCTTGATGAAAATCGCAAGCATCGGCAAGGCGCTTTTCAAATTCCGTTGCGTTTGTGGGGAGTAGGGAGCCAACCATTAGCGTACACGCCCTTTGAAGTTTAAGGTGATTTTTCCAATCGCTAAAACTTCTTCATCACAAACCGCACTGTCTTGTGTTGGTGCAACGGCAATCACTTTCTGAACACCAGGGATCATCAGTTTCGAAATCCACCACGATAAGCTTAATTCACGACCAATGGCTTGTTCTTGTCTCCATGCTGCTCTTAAATTTGCTTCCATTGTTGTGAGAATTTTCAACGATGTTTCCGGTAACAGCCAAACATCTGCTTCTAAATCTATTACTTTTTTTACAGCAGCGTGAACAATGATTGTATCATTGGTCATGATGATATTTTTTTTGTGAAGAGCTTCTGAAACTGTTTGTAAGAGATCTTCGGATGCCGTTCCTTCTTCATTGTTGCCAAAAAGAGCAACATAGATGGTTGGGTCTTTGCCTTTACGGTAAACAATCGCATCCTTAACACGACTATCGGCTGTTAAGGCTATAAGCTTGTAATAGGGCTCTGTCCCGCTACCATTGCCACCACGGGCATGAAGCTCTATGCGTTCACGATATCTCTCGTCACTTTCACCCTCCATGCGGGCAAGACCATGCCAGTTTCCCAAAGCGTCAAGAGATTCACCGGTTGCAAAATCAAGAATGTTGTTGCGTGCCGCTTCGTTAATACGCTGCCTTAAAAGCAGCTCTCGATAGCTAAAAGCTTCAATGACTTTTACAGCCGGATCACTTTCAAGAACGGTATATTCAGGCAAAAGCTCTTTTAAATGGGCAAGAGCAGCAGCGCGTATTTCCTCAAAAGAAAGTTCTGTGATGATTTCTGGTTTTGCAAGCACGTCATTCATTTTATTAGTAATCCTTCCATGGTGATGGGCTTGCCGGATGGCAAATAAATACCTTCAAAGGATAAGGAAACTTGTCCAGCATCAACCATTTTAAAATCAATTTTTTTCAATTTAAAACGCGGTTCCCACTTGTCTAACGCCTCAGCAACAGCAGCATAAAGAGCAACGGCAAAAGCATTGTTAACCGGTGCATCAATGAGTTCCGCAACACGTGAACCATAATCACGCCGCATCACACGCGAGCCAATGCGTGTTGACAAAATATCAAGGATTGATTGACGCAAATGATCAATGCCGGTCAATGGCTTTCCTGTTGTACGGTCCATTCCACTGTTCAATTGGGACCTCCTGTCATGGAGCCACCAGGAGTAACACCGCCGTGAACATGTGTTGCTCCTACATTGCTGCCGTTGTGCTTTAATCCACCTGAATGGATGGAAACATCATCACCGGAGTGAAGAGAGAGACCATCACCCGAATTGAGTGAAACTCCACCACCGGCTTTCAAGGAAATGTTGCCATCTGCGTTTAGACTTATATCTTTTTCTGAAACAATCTTTATGCCTTCCGGTGCTGTAAGCTCTAGCTTACTACCATCACCTTTTAGTGACACGCCATCAGCGATTGTCAGGATAAATTTTCCACCTGATTTGATGTGGATTCCATAAGTATTTTGTTCATCATCATATTCAAGGCTGGTTCCATCAGGGTATATCGTTCGGTGAATACTGCCCTTATCGGCTGCTTGATTAGCATCGGTATGAAGTGAACCCACAATCACCCCTTGTGATAAATCCCCTGATGATGAAACAACAATCACTTGCTCTCCAACATCGCGCCCTTCATAAGAGCGTGTTTTACCGGCGCGGGCTTGTGTGTCTGGAATCCAGTCACTAACAAGATTGCCACTTTTTATCCGATAGCGTGCGTTTTTATGGTCTACATGGCTAATTTTTCCCACTACAACCATATTGGCCACACGTCTCTTTAGATCTGTGATTTCTTTATCGCGCCGCTCTAACATGAGTAACCTCGATTTTATGGTATTTATCTTTGTTTTTCAGGCCTGTCTCTGGTTCAAAGCTTAAGAAAGGTTCAACGAGTCTTGCTGTTACACTGCCTTCTTCTTCATCCATGTTGGGGATATTTGTTACATAAATGACTTCAAAGGTTAAAATTGCACCATGGAGCGCTAGGGCGCCATTATCGCCAAAGGCAAAAGCAATATTTTGTAGGCGGCATGCCTCAACTGTGTTGTTAAGATTAGGATTAGCGTAAAAAATCTCCTCAACTTCCCATGCTAATTGATCAACAAAACGCGCTCCATCTTCACATGTCGCATAACATTCAACATCTAGCGTTAAAACACGCCGCCTTACTCCATAATCATAGCCATCTTCAATTGTTTCACTTTGTGTTGAGATATTAATTGCAGGCGTGTTCTCAACGGAAAAGTTGAAATCACGCATATTGAAAACATTGTCACCAGCTGCCGTCTTTGCTGCCTTTATCAAAGCAACAAAGCTTTCCCTTATCGTCTCTCTCGGATGCATGGGGGCTCCTGTTCAATTAAGTGTATAAAAGATTGACTAGGATTAATAATGATACTATTATTGGTTATGAGCAATAAAGTTGAAAAAATAATCAGCTTGATGAAAGCATCACCAAAGAACATCAAGTTTTCAGATTTGTTGGCTGTGTGTGTACATTTTTTTGGAGAACCGCGGAACAATGGTACAAGCCACTTTGTTTTTAAAACACCGTGGCTTGGTGATCCCCGTGTGAATATTCAAAAAGGTTCTGGTAACAAAGCAAAAGCTTATCAGGTCAAGCAGGTCTTACAAGCGATAGAAAGGATGAAACATGAACAATAATCATTATACATATCGTGTTTTGTGGTTGCAAGAAGATGAGGAATATGTTGGATTGTGTGCAGAATTCCCATCCCTTTCATGGTTAGATGCTCAAGCAGAGAAAGCTTTAAAAGGTATTATGGACCTTGTTTCAGAAGTTGTTGAGGACATGCAACATAATGGAGAAGAAGTTCCTGTGCCTTTGTCACATGGTAAATATAGTGGTAAGTTTCAATTAAGAATACCACCAGAACTCCATAGAAAACTTGCAATTCAAGCCGCTGAAAATGGTGTGAGTTTAAACAGATACATTTCTTCTAAACTTTGAATCTTTTAAAAGTCTATACGTACTAAAAGAAAATTAATTTTTATGAAAATCTCTAAATTAAAACAAATGCCCGTTTTTAAGACGGATGAAGAAGCAGAAAACTTTGTTGATACTGCCGATCTTACAGATTATGACTTAACTGGTTTTAAATCCGTTCATTTTGAGTTCTTACCTAAAGAAGTCTCTTGACCACTCCCCATCTTAAGAATGGGGAGGGGAGATGTTTTTTACTTAAGCAACCTTTTTAATGGGGTTGTCCAAATTTGGTTCATAAGTTCGCAACAAAGAATCCATACGATGTGGAAGTTCTGAAGCTCCAAAATCTGTCAAAATTGCCAAGATTTTTGTAATATTGGGCACGTCATCTTGAAGCTTTAAAACCAGAGCATCTACGACCGATTCCATAACCTCAACTATAGCATTGCAGTCCTCGTCTCCAATGCCTCGATGATTAGAAAGCTTAAACAATGCCATCCATAAATCGCATAAGAAGTCGACACTGCTATTCATTGCACACCTCCATAGATTTGCTCTCTCAAACACGCCAATCCTCTGGATGTAATTTTTGTTGAAGGCAGCACTTTTTCTGTTCCATCCGGTCTTTGAATAGTGATAGCAGGACAGTCCATGAATCCTTTCTTGATTTTATCTTGATAAGGTAATAGAGGAGCTCCTGGAGCACGTCGATAAACCCAATCATGTTTTCGCAAGTAATCCGTTAAATCTTTTGGTCGTACCTCCAACATCTTTGCTGCTTCAATAAGACCAAACAGACCATCAGAGCGCTTTAAACCATCAAGTGCTTTTGCTTTTGGTGCTAATTCTGCAATAACATGATCTTTCTGCTCTATTTGGCTTTGTAAGTGATTCAAAACACCAAGTAATGCTTCGGGTTTAGAGTAGTCAACTTGTGGGGTTGCTACTTGTTTCAAAAGCCGTTCGCATTTGATAAAGTATTGACGCGCCTCATGCCCTTTGTCATTACGCTCTATCATCGAAAGATGTTTAGCCATGTCTAACGTAATGTGGTATTCTTTTACCTTTCCACCGCTTACTAAATTTTTAGTAAGCGTTATAAAGTTTATATTTTCGAGAAACTTACATTCTTTAATACGATTTTTAATCCAATCATTAAAGCGAGCTTTTATTTCTAAAAACGTATGTAAATCACGCGCGTTAACAGTTTGAACAGTTTCCTGATCAACAACCTGTTCTCTAATTTCTATAAGAGTATTCATAATGAATTCCTTATGGTTAGACGTTTCTTAATGACACTCTAGAAAAGTGCCGGGCGCTAAGAAACACGGCCATAAGTCCGTCGTTACACTTTCCCCGCAAGGGTATTGTATAGCGTAACCACACCCGACAGATATTATTATACGCATGTAGCATATAATGAGTCAAAGTCTTTAATGTATAGAAGACTGATTATTTCGGTAACCAATCCGCTTATGGTTCTAAGGTGTTTCTTAGGCACCTGATTCGATTATTCATACTCCTGTCATAATGTCAAGCAGTAATATTACATTTTTCTAAAAATCGTTTTTACACAAGTAATCGATTAAATTCTTTAATTGTGATCCGAATATCCTTTCTTTTCCAATAAAATCAAACAAGCCAGTGATAGGTTTGAATTCACAATCGTTTTTTTTGTTTTTAGTCTCTCACCCCAGTTGAAATAATTTCATTATCGTAAATTTCTGCTGTTCCGCAAACTCGCGCTTTTCCACAAACTTGCACACTGTCAAAAATTGATGCCTCGCCATAAACTCGTGCATTACCAGAAATTTGCGCTTCATTAGCAACTGATGCTTTACCATAAACTCGTGCATTATCGAAAATCTGCGCATTGTCAGAGATATCTGCACGATCAAAAACTTGTGCATTATTGCAAATTATAGCATTTCCCCAAACTGATGCCTCATCATAAATTTTTGTATTGTCATAAATTTTAGCATTTCCGGAAATAGATGTTTCACCGTAAATTTTAGCATTTCCGGAAATGTGCGCATCTCCGAAAATAGATGCTTCACCATAAATCTTTGCATTGCCGAAAATCTTAGCATTTTTGGAAATAAATGCTTCACCATATACTTTAGCGTTTTCAAAAATACATGCCGAATTTGTAATGCATACCTCACCAGAAACTGATGCTTCATCATAAATTTTTACATCGTCAGAAACAGATGCTGTTCCGAAAACTTTAGCGCTGTCATAAACTTTAGCGCTTCCCCAAACTGAGGCCTCATCATAAATTTGCGCTTTACCAGAAATTTGCGCTTCACCAGAAACCGATGCTATACCATAAACTTTTGCATCATCGCTAATTGTAGCATTTTCAGAAACATATCCATTTCCGTAAACCTGTGCATTATCAAAAACCCAACAATTATCGTAAGGACTTAGGTTTCTTTCTTTTTCAATATATCCACCTAAATCACCTTTCTTAATTGTACCAAAATTTTTGATAGCTTTAATACGGTAAAGAATAAATTCGCCAACCTTAATTGCTTCATTCGTTAATTTGTATTTTTTTCTTCTGAATATAAACATGTACTAGATCATTTCTTTATAAGCATATCTTTACTTTATCTCCCGCAAGATAAGCTTATACATACCGGATTCTGAAGCTTGTACATCTATCACAATGAAATGCTCTTGAGAAGAGGGGGCTTTGCTGTTTTCAGGGGAAATGATTATAACATTATCTTGAGGGTTTGGTGGTAAGCCTCCGATATCATTGATACAAAGATCAAGTTCCTTTCTTGCGATTGTGGTAGGGATTCTACCACCAGCATCCGATTCTGAATGCTTAATGGTGTAAATCGCTGTGATACGAAAAGATTGCTGGTTGTCCTTTCGCGTGTAGATGATGGGCTGCCCAAAAGTGTTGCGCACATCTTTAACCATTTGGTTTAGCAGCCCGTGCCATCGCATGTTATTTCGCTCCAATCACTGCTTTAAACAGCATTTCAGGGCGTGTGCAAATGTAAAGCGGATAGCTGTATACCTCAGGCTTTACCCATGCATTACGGTCGTGATCAACTATCAACATGGTGTAGAGAGGTCTTCCAACGGTGTTAGCAAAATCCAAGCTTTCCCCTGGTGCAAAGGTTTTTTGGAATACACCAGGCGCATCAACAGGGAAGAATTGACATTCATCAGGCTTAATGCCTATGGCGCGCTTTGTTCCAGCCTTCGCACTTACATTATAGTTATGAATACTCCGGTAATTAATGAAAGTGATACCTGCAAAGTCAAAACTGCCAAAACTTCCAGAACCAATTGCGCTTGGTGTTGCAACACCTCCTGCGCTATTGAGTGTCTGTGCTAAGGCTGTGTTTAAATAGGTTTCACGAATTGTTTTATGGTTTTTCAACTTGGAAAAGAATTCATTTCCACAAAGCCCAATAATCCGTGAACGATCAGAAAACGCTCCTTTTGAAGCTTCAATCATCCTCATAATGACTTGGTCAACATTGTCAGCAACATTGGTTGTTTCTGTATTTAGTTTAAAATCAATGGGCTTTGGTGGTGTGATTTCCCATTCTTTGTACCAATCCACAATGACAGAGCCATCAGCATCAAGGACAACACCTTGAACAGCGCCAAGCTGCATATTTTCCCATGTCAATTCGATTTCAGAAATCAGTTTCTTTTGTTTTCTAGCAATATATTTCATTGCCGTCTCTAACTGATCTTCTGCGCCAAATTCACGCCGGTTCTGGATTTCTTCTGATTTTACGGTATCACTTTTGGCAATCCGTGTTGTTTTGAAAAAACGAAGATTACGCCCCTCTCTATCACCTTCTGCCAAAGGTGCCCCACGTTCACTGGTTTGAATAAGCGAAAATGTATTATCACGCCGTTCAATACCAACCACTGTGGTACTGGTTTCAACTTCCTCAAAAAGATTAAGAGAGCTCACAAGACCAGGTTGAAACTCATAGTTTTCGATGGCTTTCATCATTGTGATGCTTGAGAAAGCATCATGTTTAAAAAAATTCATATCCATGTGTGCATTCTCCTATCGCAATAGAATGTTGTTATGGTCTTCTAAAGACTGAATGGCTGCTTTCTTTTGCTCATCCGTGATGGCATCTGGCCATAGCAGTTCAGAAGCTTTTACAGTGCATAAGCGTGCTGTGATCACGGCGCGTTGATCTGCTTCTGTTGCATCAATAGTGGCAAAAGAAATCCCTGCCGGTGTTTGGCTGCCATCTGATGCTGCTGGATTAAGGGGGATATATTTTTCTGATGAGGTTATCTTTCCCATGACAGTTCCCGCTTCAATGAATGCTCCTGATGCAAACACCACTTTTTCGTTTGACATATCAGGGTCGTATGGTCCAAGATAAGCGCCATTGCGTACGTCGTCATAAATAATATTTGTCATTTCACTGCCCTCCAAGCTGCTTCCCATTTTGCGTGAATCTTTGCCTTGCTCGTCCCATCACTATGAGGGGTATAAGGCGAGACTTTTAAAGACGCGCTTTGAGAGCTAGCAGCCGCCAACACACACTGGCGTGCTTTCTCGATGCTCATACCTTTTTGAATAGCTTTTGCTGCGTCAAAAGAAACGCCTAAGTGCTTTGCTTGCTTTTCAAGGTTGGTCAGTGCTTTGGCGCGCTTTCTTTCTTTTTCAAGCACGGCTTTCATATCTTCGCGCTTGTTTTCATTGTCCTCATTGTCTTCATCCTCATCTTCGTTTTCTTCCTCGTCAAAGATTTCGGCGTTTTTGTCGATGTCACTATCGTCTTCGTCCTCTTCCTCGTCATTGATGATGTCGACGATCTTTTCGTCATCCTCTTCTTGGGCGCGGTATTGTGTGCGTGCCATGTGTTTTGTCCTTTTTCTGTTGCTGTTGGGTTTTGTGATATGGAATCCGTTAAGGCTTCCAAAGCTTGCGCAAGGGTGCCCTGCGCATCTGCTAATCCAAGTTTGAGAGCTTGGTTGCCTATAAAAGTTTCTGCCTTCGTGTCACGAATCGCATCAGCATTTAAGCGTCTGTTTTGCGCCACCAAATCGACAAACATCTCGTAGAGTAGGGCGCAATCGGCTTGCATTTTTATCTGTGCTGTATCGCTCAAGGGTTCGTGAGGGTTGCCATGAACTTTGTGATCACCTTCAAAGACAAAGGTCCATTTATGCCCGTGTTTTTCATCCGCACGGGATTGGTCAAGATGGGCGCAAACAACCCCAATCGAGCCCACAACACCCGTGCGAGCAACCCATATTTGAGAAGCCGCACAAGCAATGGCATAAGCCGCTGAACAGGCAAACTCATTGGCATGTGCCCAAATGGGTTTGCCATATTGTTTTGAGAGTGTTTGAAACTCTTCAACCAAATCAAACACACCGCCGGCTTCTCCACCGCCGCTGTCAATATCAAGTAAAACAGCGCGAACATCAGGTTGTGCAATGGCTTCACGAAAAGAAGCCCTTAAACCTTCATAAGAGGTTAGCCCCGATAAAGCCCCAAGCCATGCACCACGGCGCACAAGCGTGCCATGAACTGGTAGTATAGCAATATTGTTTTGCACTACATAAGTTTCAGGGGGGCTGAAAGACGCTGTATCCCCTTGCGCAAAAGCCTTAGGGGCAAACTTTTCTCCCTCAAAAAGACGTGGCGCAAGAGCATTCAAAATGATATCAAGCTTTGTCGATGCAAGCATATGAGGAACACCAAAAAGCCGTGATGCCAAAAACGGCATGTCGAGATTATTCACCATTTGTATGTGCCTCACTGCCTTGGTTGCTTTCATAAGTGTCAGAAGGGTCTGAATCTGCGGTATCAATTACTTGATTGCTACCAGAGGGCGCTGCCATATCCGTGTCAAAAGATAAGCCGCGCGCACGAGCGTCTGTGTGCTCTTCTTGCAGTTCGGCATGAATGCTGTCGATATCAAAGCCGCGCTCGGCAAGTGCCATGCGTCGTGTTTTCAAGCCTGCACGGATTTCTTCTTTTTCCGCCGAGATATCCTTGTTTGGATCAATCATTTCCAGGGGTGGTGCAAAGCTTTCACATTGAAGCCATGGCAAGGAATTTTCTTCCCACCCTGGCAAATTGACACATCCAGAAAGCACTGCCATTTCAACAAAACGCTCCCAAACAATGCGGTTAAACTGAAAGGCAATAATATGTTCACGCCATTGTTTGACGTGCCGTCTAAACTGAATGATAGAGGTTCGCACATTGGAAAAATTCCCCCGCGTAACGTCTCCAGTCACAACGGCATAAGGCATATTGAGAGCCGAGCAAATTTTCAAGATATTGCGAAATTGAAAAGCCTCATAAGAGCCACCAACCTCAACAGGGGTTGAAAATGTAATTTGTTTTTCGCCATCGACCACGTTAACTGAGCCAGGGTAAATTGGATGCTCTTCGGGTACTTCTTCAATCTTCTTTTCTACCTTCTGTTCAATTTTCGTTTTTTCACGATTGTCCTCTAACTCTGCTTCATGAGATTCCTTCCCTGTAATAAACACTGCAAAAAGAGCCGCTGTTTTTTTTCGTTCAAGCTCTGCATCATCATAGGATTCGAGTTGAAAGATCTTTGTCATAGCGCGCGTTATTTTGGGAGAACCGCGCAATTGTCCGGCAATACGGCGCTCTTTGATATGAAGGACCATTTCAGCAGGGACACGCACGCGTTCTTGGCTCTCAAATGCCATATTTGCAGGGCAATCATCATAGGGGTGATGTTCCCAGAAATGATAAGCAACGCGCTTGCCACTGGCATTAAATTCAATTCCCATACGAATGTAATTGCCTTCAATCTCAGCCGGTCCATTGTAGGAAAGGTCCAGCATTTCAGTGGGATAAACTTGCAATTGAAGAGGCACACCAGAGCGCCCGTAGAGGTCGACATAGTGTAGTCTTACAAAGCATTCTCCGGTTAAAAAGACCTCTCGTGCAATGGTTGCTTGAAGTCCATAAAAATTGGCATCTTCATCATAGTCCGCTTCATCAACCCATTGCCACCACAAGTCTAAAAGCTTTTTCTTTTCTTCTTGAAAGCCTTCAATACGAGGATAAGGTTTAATCCCATCACTGACAGCCGCAGAGACCCATTCCTCCGTTGCAGAACCATAAAGAGCTTCATTGTCATAAAGCCATCTTGAACGGGCAACAATGGTATCACCGCATTCTTCAATCGCTTTATTGATATGTTTTTTTGCGGGGTCAAAACCACCCATGCGACGGCTTTTACTTGCAGCTTCAAAATGGGGATTGTGTTGACGAGAAATTTTAAAAAAGCCTGTGAGTTTATTGAAAAAACCAGCCATTAATAGCCTCGTGATATATTAAAATAGAAAACGCGTGAACGCTTGCGCCCTTCAAGGTTGGCTATTTGTGTATTGATCATCTCAAGCGCTCTGCGCAGTTCCTCAACAGAGCGGTTGCTGACTTGCTTATCGCCATGGCGCACCGATTGCGCTCCCGAATAAAGAGCTTCTTCAATTTGCTCACGCCGCCTTTTTAAACTTTCAAGTCTCGAAAATTTGCTGTTAATTGGTTCTAAAGTTTCACCCACAAATTACCTCCAATCTCCTCGCATATAAGGATTCATCATTGTTCTGAATGGCTTCTTTTGAGGCTGTGCTGTCTGAGATCTTCTTGGATCAGGAGAGGGGGCATGTCTTGGTGTTGGCTGCTCTAAAGAGCCCTCAATTTTAAGTTTTTCCAAACGCTCTTCTAAGATATCGACCTCTCGATTAAGGTTTATTCCTGCCGAAATCAGACCTTGTAAAGCCGCATAAGCATAGACCCTACAGTCTAAGGCTTCATTTCTTGCTTTTTCGCTTTTTTGCCATTCAATGCGCTTAAAGCCTTTAAAATATTTGATGACTTTTCTTTCAGCGGTCAGCTGATCAAAATATTCTCGATCAAGGTTTTTGTGAAAGTGTGTTGCACCAGCCCCCGATGCTTCAGGACCGGATTTTTTAAACCGTGCCGTGATAATATCTTTTGCTGCATCAACACCAACAATATAGAGATTAATCTGCCCCTTGTTGTTTCTACTTGGACGGCGCGGCCATACCGCACGCCATCCCGCTTGCCCCTTAATTCCCCAGATACGCCGCCCTTCACGGGGGCGCACGTAATTATAAACCGCTTGTGTGTGTCCACCACCGGTATCAATACAAGCAGCCGTTATCTTGATGCCATCTTTATAGCCTGGATGTGGCCAGCGTCTTGTAAGATATTCATCCAGCTGGTCCCACACTTCAAAAGAAGAGGGATCACCAGGAATGATGTGATAATCGATATGCCAGCTTTCTTCACTGCGTCCCCATCCCACTACTTCCAGTTCTAACCGGTCATTTTGCACATCAATACCCGCTGTCAACAACACGGCTTGTTCTGGTGCAAGGGGATAATCTTCACGTTTTGCATAGAGGCTATCAGGGTCAACAACTTCGCCGGTTCTATCCTCCCATGGCTCTCCAAGCACTGTGTTGATAAAAGGCTGCAAAAGTGCCGGATCATCCTTGGCATCTAAAAACTCTCTTGCGCATTCCCCCCAAGTAAGCCAAGGTGAATAGAGTGCCGAAATATGGTAAGAACGCAAATTCGGTCTGCTTGACTCACTGGTTGGTACCCAACATGCTCCTCTTTCTTCACACATGAGATCTGTTTTTCTGTGCTCAGCATGTTCATGACCACAATGCGCACAAACAAAAACAGCTTTTTCAGGAGCACCTTTTGGCCACTTGATTTGTGACCAAACAATGGGCTGTAGAACACCACACGCATCACAAGGGACATTGTAATATCGCTGGTCTCCTAGCACGAAATCTTTGGCGATACGGCTTGTGTCACGGTGTGTTGGCGTGGACAATTTAAAAATCTTTCTCTGCACAAAGGTTGAGGTCCGCTTTTCCGCTATCATCACCGGATCACCTTCGTTATCCACACTGAGAGGATAGGCATCAACCTCATCCAAAATCAGATAACGAATAGGCATGGAACGCAAACCGGCAGCACTGTTGGCTCCTGTAAGCATCAATGCACCACCATCAAACTCTTTCGAAAACATTGTATTGCCGCTGTCGCGTGCCCGCGCTGGGGCAATGCGTTCGCTTAAAGCAGGGCTTGCCATAATCATTGGGTCAAGACGCGTCTTTGACAATTTCTTCGCTGTCTCAACCGTTGGCATCACATAAAGGGCAGGTCCCGGACTGTAATGAATAGCATAACCGCAGAAGTTCAATCCTGCTTCAGACATGCCGATCTGCGCCCCTTTCATGACAATTGTTGTTTCAATTGGCACGTAAGAGGAAAGGTTATCCATGATTTCGCGTAAATAAGGGGTACGCTTTGTTCTCCAAAGCCCAGGCTCAGCACTTGCTACGGTGCTAAGATACCTATTCTTGTCCGCCCATTGCGAAACCGTGTATGGTGGGTCTGGTTGTCGTGCGTCATTGGCATTGGCGAAAAATTCTTCGACTGCATTGTCATCCATTATTCGTTTCTTGCAAGTGCTCTAACTCTGGAGAATGAGGATCATGAAAAGGCACTGGAATATTAATCGCCTCAAGCAAAGCTGTTCTCATGTAATAATCAATAGCACCAATAAGGCTGGCCGCATCACATCCAACTTGTGCAGCAATGCTCGCACCAAAACGATGGGGAAAATTCAACATAGTATCACGGTGCGCTCTTCCAAACTCACGTGCCGCCTTTTTCATTTCTTCTCGATCAACAGTGGTTTCGCGCAATCGTTCAAGGGCAATCTTTTCGCTTTCAAGCGCAACTTGCATTCGCTCCAGTTTTATCTTGTATTCATTGGCTCCATCTGTGGAGGCTTGTTTGATCTTTGTTCGCGGTTGTCCATCAGGCGCTAAAAGTGAAGCAGGGCGCTTTGTTGGATTCTCATTCCAGATAGCTGTTGCAAGCGCTTCATTGACAGATCCATCTTCAAAAAGAGCTGCATCAAATTTACCTGTCTTTATCCGAGAAACCACTGCATTATGTAAAACACCCATCTTTTTTGCAAACGCACGAACCGATAGACCCTTACGATGTTTCTTGGTCATTGATAGTTTCTCCATTTTGAATGACTTACGTGAATTATCGTACACTTTTTTGTTTACGGCATCCTATTTTTCGTGTACATAAAATATATGAAGATAGTGTGGGATGAACCAAAAAGAGCTTTAAACATTGATAAACATAAGCTTGATTTTGCTGATGTTATTTGTTTTGACTGGGAACATGCTCTTATTGATGCAACACATTCAAACCGCATGAAAGCTATCGGGCATTTTGCTGATGGCACAACAGTTATTGTTTTTGCAAGGCTTGGCAATGAAGCGATATCCATTATCAGTTTTCGTCAAGCCAATAAGAAAGAAAGAGAGGTTTTCAATGACTATCAAAAAAACCTTTGAAACAGGATGTGGCTATACAAAAGAAGATTGGGACGCTGTGGATTCCCCACCACTAACAGATGAAGAACTTGCACGCTTAAAGCCAGCTAAAGACGTTTTACCAGCCTCCTTTTTTAAGTATGTAACAGAAGAGCGCCGTAAACGTGGGCGTCCACCCGTTGAATCTCCTAAACAAGCGGTTACTCTCCGTCTCGACCCAAATGTTATTGCCTCTTTTAAAAAACAAGGAAAAGATTGGCGAACACGTATGGGTGAAGTCTTAAAAAAAGCAAGTGGCAGCTAAACCAACCACCTCCCCATTTTGTAGAACGGGGAGGGGAGTTATGTTTTTTAAATTAAGCAACCTTTTTAATGGGGCTCTCCAAAGTAGGAGCATAAGCTTGCAATAACGGATCCATGCTATGCGGTAGTTCTGAATCTCCAAAATCTGTAAGAACTGCTAGAATCTTTGTAATATTCGGCACCTCATCTTGAAGCTTTAATATCAGAGCTTTTTCTACCACACCCATGATGTCAACCAGAGCACTACAATTTTTATCATCTACATATTCACAATTGACAAACTGAAACAACGTTATCCATAAATCACATAAAAAGTCGATACTGGTATTCATTGCACACCTCCATGAATTTGCTCTCTCAAACATGCCAATCCTTTTGGTGTAATTTTTGTTGAAGGGAGTACCTTTTCTGTTCCATCTGGTCTTTGAATGGTGATAGCAGGGCAATCCATGAATCCTTTCTTTATCTTATCCTGATATGGTAACAGCGGAGCTCCTGGAGCACGCCGATACACCCAATCATGTTTACGCAAGTAATCGGTTAAATCCTTTGGTCGCACCTCTAACATCTTTGCTGCTTCAATAAGACCAAACAAACCATCAGAGCGTTTTAAACCATCCAAAGCTTTTGCTTTTGGTGTCAATTCAGCAATAGTATGATCTTTCTGTTCGATTTGATTTTGTAAGTGATTCAAAACACCAAGCAAAGCCTCGGGTTTGGAGTAGTCAACTTGTGGGGTTGCTACTTGTTTCAAAAGCCGCTCACATTTGATAAAGTATAAACGAGCTTCTCTACCTTTCTTATTATTCTCAAGCATAGAAAGCTCTTTTGCTACATTTAGTGTAAGATAATATTCTTTTAACACTACATTTTGACGTTCGCCAGTTTTGGCGAGCGTTAAAATATAATCTATTTCCTCTTCTAAATTGTATTTGATAATACGGTCTTTAATCCAATTGGAAAAGTCTCGTTTTGCTTCTAAGAATGCGTGCAGATTACGCGCATTTACTGTTTGAACAATTTCCTGTCCAACAGTTTGTTCCGATATCGGAATAAGAGTGTTCATGTGAACTCCTTATCGTTAGATGTTTTTCATTGACACTCTAAAGAGAGTGCCGGGCGCTGAAAAACACGGCGATAAGTCCGTCGTTACACTTTTCCCGCAAAGGTATTGTATAGTGTAACCACACCCGACAAAATCACTATATGCTACAAAGCATGTGACGAGTCAAAGTTTTTAAATTTCGGCGGGAAGAGATTATTTCGGTAATCTATCCGCTTATCGTTCGGTGTTTTTCAGGCACCTGATTCGAAGATACCTATTACTATAGAATTGTCAAGTAACAAAAATTACTTTTTGCTAAGAAAACGTTTCACATACTGTACAGTGTACATATTGAAATCATTATTTATCAATTAGTTAAGTGTACAATGTACAGTCAATTTGAAAATTCTGTCGCTAGCGATAGTTCGCGCTAGCCTGCCCCGCAACAGACCCAACCCGCTGGGAAGTACCTTTTGCATTGATTTTATTGATTTTTTTTGGAAATAGGAAAGGCATAATTGGCAATCTTTTTTAAATCAATATCCTCTCCACTCTGAAAGTGGAGAAGATGAGATCATACTTTAAACTAAGCAGCTTTCACAACAGATCTTGCTAAAACCTGCTTTGCTTCTTTAATTAAGGCTTTATATTTTCTGTTCTCTTCATCTACTCTGAAGGCATCAAGAAGACGCATATGAATAGGACCCAGAAGATACAAAACTTTTTCACCAGCGTTCATACCTTCCCAATAACTTGGTAAGTCAAAACGTTTATCTTCATAATCGGTAGATTGGTTTCTTAGTTTTTTTTCACACTCAATAAAGTAACGACGAGCTTGACGTCCTTTCTCGTTACGTTCCACCATTGAGAGCTCTTTCGCCATGTCTAAAGTGATGTGATATTCTGTACTTGGACGACCGCCTTTAGGTTTTACTCTTTTTTTAGTAAAACTCACAAAGTCTTGATTTTCTTGGGAGGCATTGGGTTTCGCTAAAATTTTAGCGAAACTTATAAAGTCCTTATTTTCTAGGAAGCCGTATTCTTTAATACGGTTTTTTATCCAATCTCTAAAATTAGAATTGACTTCCAAAAATGTATATAATTCGCGTGCGTTGACGGCTTGAACTGTTTCTTGATCAATCGTTTGTTCTGTAATTTTAATAAGAGTGTTCATGACGAACTCCTAGTTGTTAGATGTTTTTGATTGACACTCTAAGAAGAGTGCCGGGTGCTCAAAAACACGGCAACTAGCCCGTCGTTATACCTTTCCCCCGAAAGGGTATTGTATAGCATAACCACACCCGACAAAGCTATTATATGCGTGTAGCATACAATGAGTCAAAGCTTTTAAATTGCGGAAGATTAGTTATTTCGGCAACTAATCCGCTAGTTGTTTTAAGGTGTTTTTGAGGCACCTGATTTAACGATATACTTTTTCCGTGAATCTTGTCAAGAAAGAAAATCCCATTGTGTAGCAGATAGATAGCTTAAGAACATTATTTAGCTTTCTTATTGGCGGCATATTCTTGACGAGCAAGTTGGTACTGTATATTGGCAATTAATCTCTCATTGGCTTTTTTTACAATAGCATTTGCAATCTCTGGTTTGGACATCACTCCAGCAATTGACGGTCCTTCTTGTTTTGCAATAGGGAATTGATCTCCGTCTGCTCTTTGAAAAACATTCCCATTCAGCTTTTTTAATTCAACACGCTTTGGAAAACTCCCACCTTTGATAAAAGCATGGGGTAAGATTTCTTTTTTTCCAAACATTTTGTAAGTTACACCGCGTTTTGTTTCTTTTGCTTGAAAAAATTTAAGAGGTATCGGTGTTCCAGAACCAATGATATCTGTCTCGAGAAGCTTTGCTGTAGCCTTTTCTTTAATATAAACGCCTTTTTTGACACGCTTTGATTGGGCAGATGTAACATCGGCAATTTGTTTTTCTGCAAAGCGTTCGACTTGTTTTGCTGCGGTGTTTACAGCATTACGCAAAGCCCAATTAAGGCGTGGTGCTTGAAGACTGGTGAAGGTATCCTTCACCTGTTGAAGATACCATTTTTGGTGGATGATTAACTTCAACTTCTAAGCCTTTTTTGGGGTAGGTGTTGATGGCTTAGAAACTTTAGATGCTTTGGGCTGTTCGAGTGAAATTTCTTCTATTGCTGATTCAGATGATGTTTGTACGACTTCTTGTTCTATCTGCTTAATTTGTTTAACTGCCTTTTCAGGTTTTGCTGTTGTTTTAACGTCAACAAAAGGTTTTGCAGCATTAGCGCGCTTGAGACGTGCGTAGACCTGATTAGAAATTTCAACAAATGGATTATTGGGTGTTGATGGTTCAAAGCGAACAGTGCTTTTATTGTCGCCAACCACACACATTGGTTTAGTGATGACAGCTTTCATCATTGCTCCTTTCGAGTCATAATTAATGACATCATTAGTCAAATATTGATTTTTATTCTGTGAAAAATAGATTAGCCGGAATTACCCAGAAAACAGGGCTTTCAAGCCATGTTTCAAGTTCACATTTTACTGAATTTTTGAGGATATTTTTGAATTTTAGACACAATACGACTAGTGCAGTGGCGTCATTAAATATGATTTTTTACACTATGTCAACAAAAAAATCATGATCTTGTATTTTTTTTATTTTTTTACCTAAATATGGTGTTTTAAAAGATGTCCTTTATTTTCCTTTAACACAACATTTATGTTGTATTGAAACATTTTAGATGTTATATTATTATAATGAATAGTCAAGAATTGAAAAGATATCTTATAAAGCATGGTTGCAGTTTTACTTCAGGGAAAGGTGGACATTTGCTTGTAAAGCGCGGTTCTAAAAAGTCCGTTTTACCTATGCATGGTACGCGAAAAGAATTAGGAACAGGATTAGTCCAGAAGATTCTTAAAGATCTTGACCTAAAATAAGCCTGAATATGGAGGTGTAAATGAAATATGCAATTAAATTTATCAAAGATGACAATGATACTCTTCTTGTTGTCTCCAAAGATTTTCAGGAATTTATTACCTACGGTAACGACGAAAAAGAAGCTTTGGAACACGCTAAAAACGCGCTTTTAACAGTTATTATGGGGCGTTTTCAAGATCGTGAACCTATTCCCTTTGGACATCGTGATATTGCCTATCCTTTTGTTGAAGTATCTTCATTGGTGACTTTAAAAATTGCAATACATAACGCTATGATTGAAAAAAACTTACGCAAAGCTGATCTCGTACGTCTTTTAAAACTTCATCCAATACAAATTGACCGATTGTTGGATTTAAACCACTCAAGCAAATTAGATGCCTTAGAGTCCACTCTCATTGCTCTTGGAAAAGAGGTTGCCATTAATATCCAAGATGCCGCTTGAAAACTACCGGTTTTGCGTAAAATGCTTATAAAGCACATTAAGAGCAATACGCAATGAAAGCACAAGATGTGGTAGTGATTGGTCTTCTATAACAAGATACTGTAATGCGGCATGAAGGTTATATTGACGGTGTAAACACTGCGCTTCTTGAACAACACCTTTTACAGCTACAAGATGTTCTGTTGCTATCTGTACCCATTTCTCTCTTGCTCCGTTATCAGAAGTTTTAGGCATTTCATCATAAATAGCACTAGGCAAGGCTTTTGCACATAGATAATTGTTTCTCACTTCAAGATATTTTTGTGCAGCATCGTATTGGTCTCGATTGAGTTCGCCTTGCAAATAAAGTCGCCCGATATAGGTACCGGAAAGCGGATTTTTAGCCTCTTCTATGGTTAGACCAAAGCGCTTAGCGCGCATTTCAATTGCCAATTTATCCATGGGTTCATGCGGTGTTTTTGCTCGTGAGATGCGTCCATTTGGTTCTCTGATACATCCATTAATCCGTGGACGACCACGTTTTGCACGTTTTTTTCTTTTTGTCATATTTTATCAATCAGAATGGTATGCGATCATTAAGAGATATGCTATGATCAGCAGCCCCTGAAGCGATAGCATAACTTTGAGAAGTAATGGGTGAAGGGGTAGGGGGTGCAGATTGCTCTTTCTTAGCATCAAGCAAATATAATTCGCCTTTGAATTGTGGTAAGACAATCTCTGTTGCAAGATGTTCACCACCGTTTTTATCTTTCCATTTACGTGTCTGTAATTTGCCCTCTACATAAACCTTTGAACCTTTACTTAGGTATTGAAGAGCAATTTTTGCCAAATTTGGATTAAAAACCACAATGGAATGCCATTCTGTTTTCTCTACTTTTTGATTAGTCTTTTTATCTGTGTAGCTTTCAGAAGTTGCCATACGAAAGTTGACTACCTCACCACCAGATGGCATTGTTTTGCTTTCGGGATTAGCACCAAGGCGCCCGATTAACGTCACTTTATTTAGCATATTTGTAGCTCCATTAGATTTGCAATTTATACATACAAAATCTTAGCATAAATTTCTTATTTATGCAATTATTTCAGTAAATTAATAACAGTTTTTTAATGTATTACATTATAATATTATTTGACAAATTATTCATCAAAAAACGATGTCACACAAATGGCACGGTATGAGTTATTCTCTCAATGGCTTAAATTTTTCGTTTCAAAAGCATTTCGATTATGGCGAGGAGACCTAAACATGGAGTACACGTATCAAGCAAAACTGGAATCTGATCCAGATGGTGGTTTTATTGTAACCTTTCCAGATGTACCAGAAGCAATAACAGCTGGAGAAAATAGAGCAGAGGCATTAGAGAATGCTGTTGAAGCTTTAGGGTTAGCATTACGGAGCTATCCTATGCGTGGTTTGCCTTTACCAATGCGACAACAGTATAAAGACCTTGTAGAGGTTACGGTAGATGCTTGGAATGCTCTTAAACTTGCAGTGGTAGAAGCCTTTAATGAAGCGAATATCACAAAAACAGAATTGGCACATCGTTTGGGTAAAAAAGAAACAGAAGCAAGACGCATTCTTGATCCAAATTATCCAACTAAGCTTCAAACATTAGAGCAAGCACTGAGCGTTCTTGGCAAGCAAGTCGTTATTACAATCAAAAACGCGGCGTGAAACATCCTCTCCACTCTGAAAGTGGAGAAGATGAGATCATACTTTAAACTAAGCAGCTTTCACAACAGATCTTGCTAGAACCTGTTTTGCTTCTTTAATGAGAGCTTTGTATTTTCTGTTCTCTTCATCTACTCTGAAGGCATCAAGAAGACGCATATGAATAGGACCTAAAAGATATAAAACTTTTTCGCCAGCATTCATACCTTCCCAATAGCTTGGCAAATCAAAACGTGTATCACGGTCATAATCAACAGCTTGGGTTCTCAGTTTCTTCTCGCACTCAATAAAGTAACGGCGTGCCCGTCGTCCTTTCTCATTGCGTTCCACCATTGAGAGCTCTTTCGCCATGTCTAAAGTGATGTGATATTCTGTACTTGGACGACCGCCTTGGAGGTTTTCGCCAAAATTGGCGAAAACTATATAATCCTGATTTTTGAGAAAGCTGTATTTGTTAATACGGTCTTTAATCCAATTGGAAAAGTCTCGTTTTACTTCCAAAAACACATGTAATTCACGCGCATTAACGGTTTGAATAATTTCTTGTCCAACAGCTTGTTCTGATATTTTAATTAGAGTGTTCATCTTATTAGTCCTTTGTTTTAAAAGTTTAAGTATCCAGGGCTAAAACAACCGAACTAATACAGCCCTTCGTATCTTTAGGTTACCCTTGGACATACACACGAAGACCCTGGACAAAATTTCTTATGATGGGCAACAGATCTTTCGGGATACTGTTGAACCGATTAGTTGCGAGGTGTTTTAAGCCTGCCTCGTAACCTAATGGCTTTTAAAAATTTGTCAAGTTGTTCCTGATATGAGTTAGCATCTAATCATTGTTTTTTCAGAAGCTTCCGATAATTTTTTGATCCCTTTGTTGATCTCATCTATAAGAGGTTCGTAATTCAGAACGCTTTTCGGAACATTACCACCATAAACCCACGCTTTTACTTGCGCTTTGGTGCTGAAATCTGCTCCTTTTGGTGTTTTGTAATACTGACCACCATCAAACTTTTCACACTCTCTTGTGCCATCAGGATATTCGTAGAGGTTGTAAAAATACTCGGCCGCTCCGTCTCCCCAAGGGACATAACCAACAGCTGTTGCAACAAACTTTTTTTGCATTGGCTGTTTATGGTTTTTTAAGAATAGATCTTTTAATATTCTCATGCTTTTAGTCCATAATTTTACCAACTGGTTTATTTGACTCAAATTTGACCGTACAGAGCTGTTTTATATTGCAGATATGATTTCTACGTAAAATCTTTAAATCTCTCTCTACGGTGCCATTTTATCGATTTAAATACGTATCTAATCGTAAAATGATTAGCATTTTTCACTATTTTGCTATGTGTTAAGAGCTGTTAATACAAAATCAACATCTGAACAAAGATCTTTTTCCAAATCTCGACAATACGCCGCAAGATCAGCAGATGTTGGCACGAACGTTGTTGACATACCTTTGGCTTCACCACGTACAATTTGTTCAACAGCTTTGTATAGAGCCCATTGTGAAATACCTTGAAGTGCTACAGCATAAGCGCGAGCACAAGCATCTACATTGGCCATTTGTCGCATTATTAAACCACCTTTGAGTAGAACAAAAGCCTTAGAAACATTATTAGAAGAAGATTTTACAGCAATCGTTTCTTTTAACTTTTGACAAGCTTTAATTGCTTTTTTTTCCTCTTCCTTAGTGATCTGTGTATCACCTTGCTTGATACGTTTTGAAATTTGAGTCAAAAAATTTTTAAGTTCTAATATTTCATCAAAGTTTTGTATCATTTCTCTCTCATTTTTATTAAATAAAAAGTGTTTTTAAAATTACTCAAGCTGATGAAACAGCTTGATTTCCGAAAGTATTTAAACCAATCTTCGGTTTTTAAAGCATTTGCATCAGCTTATCCCATTTTTCAGCAGAGACAGGCTCTGCCTTCGGTTTCATCTCTGGTCTATCAAGTGACTTGAATATCCTGTCAACTGTAGTTCGAATATTATCTTCAAGCTTTTCACAGTAAAGAAGAAGGTCAGCAGAAGCGGGCATGAATGTTGTCGACAAGCCTTCTGCTTTACCCTTCATCACATCCCTTGTTGCGGTTTTGATTGCCCAACGGCTTAACCCATTGAGAGAAAAGAGATAAGCAACCGCTGTAGCTTTTTCGTCTTCTCCAGGTTGGCTTTTAAGTCCACCAGAAAGCATGAGAAACATAGCTTTTATTTCTTCCTCAGAAGCTTTTTCATCAAGCATTTGCAAAGCTTCATGACCCAACGAGATAATTCTCTCCGCTTCTGCAGGTGATGGTTTTTTGCTCGGTAACCAATGGAATGGAGGGTTTTGCATCATCCTCGAAGAGAAATTTGTACGGACTATCTGCATTTTTGAAATCGGACATGTGTTGTGTAATTCTATAGGCACGACCGCGCTGTTGTCCTGTTTGGAAATTGGTTTGTGTTCCATAATTTTCTCCTTGTTTGTAATTTTTTGAATTTCTTACCCAGTTACGCCATGTTGCTTGCCAATCGATTTTGGTTGCATTTGCTCCGGCTTTTGAACGCCAATAATCTCGAAACTTTGCAATTTCGACTTTGACGCGCTTTGGAAGCAAGCCTTCTTCGATTGCAAAATCGTAATCGGGTTCAAAATCCGCAGGCAATCGACAACCGCGATTAGCTTTCGCTCGTTTTGCTTTTTCTGGAACGTTCTCTTGCTCGTGAATGGGAGGTTGGTTGTCTAGTGAGGTTGTGATTTGCTTTGATGTGGTTTCAACAGCAGCAACCTCAGTTGGCTCGTCAACCTGTTCGTTTGTTTCTAAACTTTCAGAACCAATTTCTTTTTTTGCTAAAACGATAGTTTTAGTTTTTTTATATATATTCTTATTCTTATTCTTTATAGCTTGATTTTGCTTAGCATTTGCTTCATTTTGCTTGTCATTTGCTTCAGCAAAATTATTAACATGTTGTTTTATATTGTTTTTTGCTTTTGCACCTTTTTTACCAGCTTCACTACGAACTTGCGATATGTGCTCTTTTTTATCAGCAAAATCGTTTAGCTCTTCTTCAACGCGCGTATTCCACAATCCATTATCTGTCTCAACAAGTTTATTATTTCTCATGAGATATTCGACAATAGTTGCAAATTTTTTCTGCGAACAATGACAAACGCGTGCAAGTGTTTGAAAATCTGTTTTAAGTGGTTCTTTTTTTTCATACATGCAAACGAGAAGGGTTATATAAACCCCCCGTTGTTCAGATGTCATTCCATTTGTGCCACTTATCCAGTCATACAAATGGAATCTTATCCATGGCATTGCATTAGACATGCGCATCCCCTTCTTTCTTTAAATATAAAATTGCTAAAGCATCTGCTTCGTTGTCGTCTTTAGGCGTATGTCCTTTGGAACATATTGCCTTAATCATTTCTTCTTTTGAGGCGTTGCCTTTTCCTGTTGTTGCTTTCTTAATTGTGCCAACAGGAATGCCTTCATATGGTATCTGATGATGTTCACACCACGCTGTTAAGGTTGCTAGAAAGCCACCGTAAACATGCGCTGCATCAGTTCCCACATGCCGGCATACTTCTTCAAAATACACGGCATCAATTTCATCAACAGACCTCTTTAGTTCAGTAAGCCATTTCTTAAAGCGCAGATAACGCATACCACCGCCTTCAAAACGGCGTGATTGAAAATGTTCTGTATCGCTTGTTATGTGACCATCAGCACCGCATATGGCCCAACCAGTCTTAGTCCCTAGATCAAGACAGAGAATAGTTTGTGCATGCGTGATCATAATCCCCCCCTTAAGGCTCTACGTATTTATATGTGCGCTATGACAGAGCGCGTTGTGATTGCCTGTTTTGCAAAAATGTTTGTGAAAAAGTAGCCTCCCAATGATTCTAAAAAAGTGGGGAGGGGACAGATGCAAGAATGGATAAAGATATTTCTTACAGGTTTCCTGTCATTTATTGCATCTCTTTTAGTGGCACTTATTTTAAGAAATAAAGACCGTAAAGAAGCAGCCAGAATCCGGAAAGATGATTTAGAAAAAGCTGCAAAAAAACGAGAAGAAGATAGAGAATGGATAAGCAAGCAATTTGCAGAAAGCCAAGAACAGACGATAGCCCTTAAAGAGCAAGCGATATCGACAAAAGATCTTGCCAAATGGTCAGAAGAACATATTAAAATTTTGTTAGATAACAAAAGAGTAGAGGATTTGGGTTTGCCCCCTTCCATATATACAACTGGACCCCATTTGCCAACAAAAGGCAAGTGGACGCTTCTTTGTTTAAAGATAAAAAACAATGGACAAACTGTCATCCACGTTTTAAATATAAAGCTAAAAGATGGTTCTCGCTTTATTCTTGGATATGGCATTAGATACAAACCGGAAACAAGATTGCGGCAAATGCAATCACCATATGTTAATCTTGATGCCAGACCAACGTCACACACAATATTATCCGGATACTGTGAGAAAGCAAAGGATTTTCGAACGGGACAAGAAATCGATGTTAATATTTCTATAGCTCCCTCAGAAGATAAGTACACAGGAATCCTTATTTTTGTAGCAGCGCGTGAAGAAGATATAAAAGCCCAAGTTACTTTAATCATTACTCATACATCCCCATTGAAACCAGAAACAACAATGACTGTAACTACACAAACCGATCTCATAGACTTTAAAAAATTGGATTAACTCAATTCAGACACATACTGCACGCATCATTTATTAATTTGATTTCTTCTTTTCTTTTTTCGATGATTTTATCCCTTAAGAAATCAAGCCTATTTTTGACTAAGGCTATAAACAAGATTAGCTCATTTAAGCGATAAAAAGATGACAACTCTTGAGAAAAATAATTATCAAACCAAGTTGTAAAAGCTTGCGTAAACACAGATAAAAACCATTGATTAAAATCATCGTACGGAAATAACGGAAAATAATTTCTATCATCACGCACAAAGATACTATGCAGCATATAGACAAAACAACCTGTTGATGAGGGATCTATGCTTATTTCAAAACATGCATCTTGAGGTGAAAGGACACCATAATATATGTCTTCCTGTCCAATCTTATTAACAAGGTCAATCAACTGGACTTTACTTATGGAGATTTGTGAGACATCTATCATCTCTGATCTTTCTTTTTAAGAGTCTAAATGCTGCTGTTGATGTTCATTATTATCTGTAGAAGCAGCAATAAAAGCAGAACTAGAGCCAGAACATCCTTTCAGTTGTTGCAGCTTTAGATAATTTATTACGGAGATAGATCCTCTTTTTTCCCACTTGCAAACAGCTGCTTGAGTTACACCAAGCATTTTCGCCATTTCTGATTGTGTCCAATTAAATTTGCCCCGTATTGACTTAGCCAAATTCTTAAAATTTTCTCGTTGATCCATTTACAAGCTCCAATTACAGCTTTGCCTTATTTATTCATATAATTATAGTTATATAAAGTCAAGGAAATTTATCTTTATCAACGATAAAAAAATAAGGTAAGCAGAAGTATGAGTAATAAATCTAATATCATAAGCACATTAAAAAAGATTTTGACCGAGTTTAACTTAACGCAAGAAGATGTAGCCAAACGGTTAAACGTAACACAAGCTTCAGTGTCTAAGTGGTTAAAAGATTCTGATCCACGCGGCTCTAATCGAGATGCCATTTTAGAATTATATAAAGAACTAAAAGGGGACAACCACTTAACAACTTTTGTTCCTCTTATGGGGTATATTGGAGCAGGAACACAGATAGATCCAAGCTTTGAACAAATCCCTGAAGATGGTCTTGAACAAGTAGAAATTCCTTTTGCTTTACCTGATGATATGGTTGCTTTCGAAGTTAAAGGAGACTCTATGCTTCCAGCTTATAAAGATGGAGATATGGTTATCGTAAGACGGCGCCAAATTAAAACAATAGAATCCTTTTTTGGCAAAGAAGCCGTTATTTTAACACATGATAATAAAAGATATATAAAGCAGATTAGCAGGGGCATGAATGGTGAAATAGATCTGCTTTCTTGGAATGCCTTACCCATTAAGAATGTTAAAATTGTGTGGGTTGGAGAGATATTTGCTATTTTGCCAATAAGTTCTTACAGCAAGATGATTCGGACTTATCGCTAATTATCTCCCCCCTTATTTAGCAAGATATTATAATAATTTTTATAAAAAATATAACTTTTTATAATTTTTCGCTTGCTATTTTATAATTATAGTTATATAAGTAATTATACAAACCACGCACAAACAATTGCCAAGAGGCGTTAAGGGAGGAGAAATTATGGAAAAGCCAATTCTTATAAATTCCAATGAAATTTTATTAGTTACTTATGATGATGATCAAAACATTGCAGAGTCTGGACCGCTTGATGCAAGTCAAATTCTAAGCATTGTTGATGAGGGAGATGATGCCATCCAAATCTTTCGTATAAATCCTTCTGAAAAGAGTTGTGAAGATATCTCTGAAGAGATTGCAGAAGCATATGTAAAAGAAAATATCGAACATCTCCATGAGGAGAGTAAAGTTCATGACTTTGTACGCGAGAGTGTTGCTTACCATGACCTTTTATCTGATTTAGCAGACGAAAAATATAATGATGAGATGTTTGGTACTTGCGAACAACAACACCGTTTGCGTGCATGTGATGTGCTTTAAAAATTCTTAAGGGCGCTTTTAAATGCGCCCTCTTTTCCCATCAATAATTGATTAGAGTAAACTTATGACCACACATGATACTCATATTCATAGTGAAGGATATCTTACGCCTGAAAACGAGGTAGACAACAAAATCGGTTATGTCCAAATGGTCAATGCCCATGTAATGCATAGGCACTTACATTTGAAACAAGATTTTTCCACTTGGTTTAATGATTGTGTTGAAAAACTTGATCTAAAAGAAGGCATGGATTTTGTTTTTACAAAACAAGAATGGAACAGACAGAAGATTTGTCCAAAATCTGAAATAGAAACATATAAAACCGATAATCATTACTTCAAAATTCACGCAGCAAGGAAAATCGCTCAAGCAGAACGCCATAGAAAATGTGGCAGAATATTATACCAAAACTTGTGTTTTTCTTAATTAAGGGGGTGATGATGCGAAACTTTATTACAATATCTGAAAACAATTTTCAAAACACAACTGTTCCAACCATGTCTAGTCGTGAAATTGCAGAGTTATGCGGTAAGCAACATGCGCATATTATGCGTGATATTCGACAAATGTTAGGAGAATTATATCCTGAAGGGGGTCAATCCAAATTTGGATCCACCTATTTAGATAAACAGGGTAAGCCCCAAAACTGTTACAACCTTCCTAAACGTGAATGCCTTATCTTAGTTTCGGGTTACAGCATGACATTACGTGCTAGGATTATAGACCGTTGGCAAGAATTGGAAAAGCAAGCAGTAACACCACAAATCGACTATTCAAGTCCAAAGGCTATGATTGGTTTTTTGAATTACCTACAAGGTCAAATAGATCAAAAAGACACCATCATTGAAGATTTAACACCAAAAGCCATGGCTCTTAAAAGCTTACAGCGCCACGATGGACTCTTTGGTCTTACAGAAGCCGCTAAAATACTCGAGATGCAACCAAAACAGTTCATTCAATTCTTACAACAAAAAGGTTGGATTTATAGACGAGCAACAGGTGGAAATTTGCTTCCTTATCAAGACAAAATCCAAAAGAAACTTATGGATTGTCCAACTATCACACTTCAAACCGCAAGTGGAATAGAAAAGGTCATTCCTTGCGCAAAAATCACAGCAAAAGGAATTGGTGTGCTGTCTCAAGAGCTTAAAAGACAAAGCATGCATTAAGAGGAGGTTATTATGATAAAGAAGAAATACGAACTGACTGATAAAATCGATATGATCTATTTGCGTCAATTTTCAAACTTTTTATTTGACAAAATACTATCAGTATGTCTATTGTCGAATCAGGTGCTTGAAAAACACCTTGAATCGATAGCGGATAGATTACCGAAACAATCTTTTCTCCGCACATTAAAGGCTTTGACTCATTGTATGTTACACGCATATAATGACTTTGTCGGGTGTAGTTACGCTATACAATACCCTTATGGGGAAAGCGTAACGACGGACTATCGACCGTGTTTTTCAGCACCCGGCATCCTTTATTGGATGTCAATGAAAAACCTCTAATCGATAGGAGTTCATTATGAACATTCTTATAAAAATATCAGAACAAACGATTGATCAGGAAACTGTTCAAACCGTTAATGCGCGTGACTTGCATGCATTTTTGGAAAGCAAACAAGATTTCTCTACTTGGATAAAAAAACGCATCATTGCTTATTCTTTTCTTGAAAGGCAAGATTTTATCCGCTTCCACAAAAAAATGGAAGCGAACAATGCTATAGCAGTAGAATATCATCTCACTCTAGACATGGCGAAAGAGCTCTCAATGGTGGAACGTAACGAGAAAGGACGTCAAGCTCGTCGTTACTTTATTGAGTGTGAAAAGAAACTAAGAAACCAATCTACCGATTATGAAGATAAACGTTTTGACTTACCAAGTTATTGGGAAGGTATGAACGCTGGTGAAAAAGTTTTGTATCTTCTGGGTCCAATTCATGTTCGTCTTCTTGATGCCTTCAGAGTAGACGAAGAAAACAGAAAGTATAAAGCCTTAATTAAAGAAGCAAAGCAGGTTTTAGCAAGGTCTGTCGTAAAAGCCGCTTAGTTTAAAAATAGATTTCATTTCCTCGTCTTTTCAGACGGGGAGGTGGTCAATATCACACAGTCTTTAGAAACAGGATTGTAACAAGCAAACAACCATTTTCAACACAAGCGTGATTCACGCCACGGAGGAATTGCGCGCAATGGAGGAAATCAAGATGAGTGAACAAAATAATAATCTAATAGAAATTGAAGAAACACATCATTTAGCCGTCAAGCCAACTGCTATGGAACGCATTTTAAACAGAGCCTTAGAAAATGACGTCGATATGGATCGTCTCGAGCGTCTCATTGCCTTACGAGAAAAAGAAATAGAACGACAAAACTACGAAAGATTTGCCAGTGATCTTTCGAATATGCAAATAGAATATCAAAAAATACAAAAAAACTCTACAAACACCCATACAAACAGCCAATATGCAACCCTTGACCAGTACATTGATGCTGTAAAGAAGACGCTTGCAAAACACCGATTTGCTTTGTTTTCTCGTATCAAAGAACAGAGTTCAGACAATATAATTATAGAAATGACTTTGACGCATCCATCTGGGAATAAAATCTCAACAGAAGGAAAGTTCCCTTATGACACTAAAGGATGCAAATCAAATATACAATCGGTTGGTTCTGCCATCACATACGCACGCAGATATCTATTAGGTATGCTTCTTAATGTCGTGAGTGAAGATGATGATACGGATGGGAACACACCTATTAAAAAAGCTTTTCCACAACAGATCAATGAAATCAGAAGACTCATCGTACAAACCCAAGCAAAAGAAGAAAAAATACTTGCTTATGTCAACGTCAAAAAGCTTGACGATATGTCTGAAGGACAAGCACAAACGGTGTTACATCTTTTGAAAGATAAACAAAACAAGCAAAAGGTAGAAACAGATTCTACTATACAAGATGCCGATATAGCAACGCCACACGAACAGGGAACGGCGGTGTGAGATGGAACAACGAACAGCAGAATGGTTTCAAGCGCGCTTGGGTAAAGTCACTGCTTCAAACGTTTACAACGTACTCAGTAAGACAGCAAAAGGATTACCTACAAGCAAATATGAAGACTACAAAACGAAACTCATGGCAGAACGCTTAATAGAGGAAATAGGCCAATCTTATACAACACCTGCTATGCAATGGGGCATTGAACATGAAGAGAATGCCTTGAGAGAATATGAATTCATTTATGATGCCGAGGTCACAAGGTGCGGGTTTATCCAACACCCCACAATAAAAATGGCAGGAGCAAGTCCTGATGGATTTGTTGGTGATGACGGTTTAGTTGAAGTTAAATGTCCACAATCGACCACGCATTTGCGCTTCTTTATGGATGGCAAAATCAAACCTGAATATATCGCACAAATGCAATTCCAAATGGCATGTACGGGACGCAAATGGTGCCATTTCATTAGCTATAATCCAAACTTTGTAGGCAGATCTACTGGTTTGAGAATGAAAATCAAACGCGTCAACCGTGATGAGAAACACATTGAAGAGATTAATAAAGCGGTCGAGATTTTTTTAGGGGAAATAGAACAAGAGATGGAAAAGATTTTGGCAAAAGCTGCTTAAACCTATGGGGGTGCTTTCTCTCCTCCCAGCACCTCGGCCCATTTAATTAATATAAAAAAGAGAAAGGTAATGAGATGATATTTGATGATGGAGATAGATATGTAACGACACGTGAGTGTGCACAGCTTTTTAGTGTATCGACAACAACGATTCGCAATTGGGTGCTTCAAGGGATATTTCCAGAGCCATATAAGCTAGGGAGAGCAGTAAGGTGGAGAAAAAAAGAAATCTTAGGCTTCACTCCAAAGAAAAATAAGGAGCAAATAAGAACAAATTAG